TTTATTTTTAGAGAACGCATTCTCCATTTAACTAATGTTTCAACTTGTTTAGGATTATTACATTTATAAAGATGGAATAGATCTAAAAAGTAACCAACAGTCTCGCTGTTGTTGTACTCTCTACGCCGCCTAAGAAACGAATTGCTTATCCCAAACTTAACTATATCTCTACCTTTAAATTTTACTTTAATAATGTAGAAATATTTTAATGCTTTAGATTCAACTGGAATTATTCTTTTTCTTCCAGGTTTCTTTTTAACTACTTCTTCTGTTCCAAGAGATTTCTTTGCCATAGTTTATCATCCATGGACAAACGAGCTCTATCCGAATTCGAACTTTCAATTTGAGCTAATACTGTATTTGTAGCATCTGTAATAACATCAATCATTTCTTTGATATCTTTATTACTACAACCAAGATTTAACATAGCTTCTCTTTCAACAGTTTCAATCATATCAAGTTTAGCCATTTCTCCATTCAATTCAACATTATTCATAATGTCTTCTGTATCAATAGAGAATTCATTATAAAGATGATAGATTGGTTTTGTTATTCGAATTTCTCGTTCATTTCCTCCTTCATTATATAAATAATCTAGGATTGCAAATTTTGTATCAAATGAATAGACTAAATAAAAATCTTCATCAATCTTAGCATTTATAATTTCTGCTTGTTTTTCACAAATGCATAAAATTTCTTCAATGAAATCATGTTTTACATCATCGTTAAACTTAGCAAAGAAACCACATTTAGTAACATTGAATTCAAGATGTTTATTTACCTTTTTCATTACAATTTCAATTTTTTCCAAACCAATATAAAGAAGTTTTTGAAATACATCATTTATAAAATCGTTCAAAGCTCTTGTCCTGTTGTTAATATATATCCCTGTTTTCACTTCATTATTTATAAAATTTTCAACAGAAGTCGAGCCATATGTATTACAGAATATCGTGGTTCTATTATCAACAAATTCATTAATATTTCCACTTCTTTGTTTCTGCATATCTAATCGAGCATCAATATTATTATAGAATTTAGGATTGAATGAATTACCATAAATCTGCTCTTTAAATTTAGGAAATTCGCCTTTGTTATCAGCAAAGTTTATAATTCCACAAGAACCTGAAATCGATAAATCACACATTGATAGCCCCAGATCAACATAGCTATTTGGACGAACTACATGACTTGTTTGAAAAGCATATGTAGGTCTAATATATGCGATTTCTATAAAAGGTTCTATATTTTTAACAATAGCTTCCATATTTAAATCTTTAGGAAACTCAACATCACAGAAATAAACTGTTTTGTTAAACATTCTAGAATCTCTATCAATATCGACTATCGAATAATTTGTTATTAATGCTGCTATTTCTTGAACCTTTCTATCAGGTATTCCATTAATTCTTTCTATTTCTTTTATGAATAATTGAATAGTTCTTTTATAATCAATAAATCCTAATTCTTTTAAGTTATTTGATGGTTTAGTCTCTAACATATTTTCATTGAGTCTAATTCGATCAATAACTATTTCTCGCATATTCATAATATAATACCTCACTTATTACATAGAAGTAATATATAAATAATAAAAAAATAAAATAATGTAAATCATAGGGAGTATTGCTCTCCCTATGATTTATTTATAAATACTTATTTTCTTTTTGTAGAAACTGGTGTAGCAATCAATGGAATTTCTTTAATTACAACTTTATTAAACTGATGTTCAATATAATCATAATTTTTATCCATAGCTTTTCTTTTGTTCTTATTATTAATATAAAGAACACATCTTATACCAACATTATATGGAATAGGATAATGTGTATATTTGCAAGGATTTACATTTACGATAGCAAATCTACTATTTATAGATCCGTAATTACCAACATTCGATTCTTTTCTACAATCAGTATCTTTGTAAATTAAATGATTAATGTCGATTGAATATGGTATAGTACCATGTTGCTGTTTATAATAAGCAGCATAAGAATCATATAAATCTGAAAGATGCATTACGAATACCCATTCCTTCTTTCCATTAGCTGAATCTTTTTTACAGAAAAAGATATCGCTTATAGATATACCAAAACTAAAATAATCTTTTATATAAAATTCTTTATGATTAAAATTATGTTTTAATAACGATTTAAGCATACGTTTGACATTCTCATCAGTATGCTTAAATTTTTCTACAAAATGTTCACTGTATTTTTGTCTAAACATTTCTAAAGCCCATTGATTAGTTGTAAAGAAATTTACAATAAGCTGTGTAGATTTCTTAGATAATCTATGATACCATTTCATGACTACAGGAATTTCAATATACAATTTTTCGAAATAATCTGTAGCAATTATAGTTTTAGCTTCTGGAAGTTTTTTACAAACTTTTCCATATGTAGATGATGTTTTTACTTTAATCTTTTTATTTTCAGATTTTTTATTCACCTGTTTAGTAGAAGATTGATATAGTTTATTATCAACCTTCTTAGAATGTTCTTTTCGGCTACGAGCCTTGCTTTTCGGATTAGAATACGATGATTTATCAGTTCGTCTTCCATTAGTTCTACTCATGTTTACTTTCCTCCTAGAATCTTATGAGTGTGCTTGTGCCCATTTTCTTAGTACTACTTCCTTCTGCTTGATATCTAGCTGGAGATAACAATAATGAAGAATACAAAGATGTAATAGGCTGTAAATGTTTTTGAATCATTGAATCTGTACGAATAAATGGAATTACCCATTCTGGTAACTTCTTAGTATTACCATTTACTGGAATAGCAAATGCTTTCAGACCAAAACTAGAAAAATCCATACCTAAAGAATTAACTCTAAATACATTTTTTCTAATCTTTTCTTTTATATCATTGAACTTAGGATCGATACGTTCCAGATCTTCTTCAGTCATGAGATTTGTATCAAACATGTATACAGCATCTCCAGGAACGATGTAATCGTCAGGATATAAAAGATTCCAAATACAACTTGCTCTTGCAGCAGTAGTTCTTACAGGATCTTTGATATTATTAATACCATTGTATCTTGTAAAAATACCAAAAGTTTTATCTCCTTCTTGAATAGATTTATCAATATGATCTTCGATCTCATGGACGCCATGTAGAATGTTTACAGGATCATACTTATTGGCTCTTAGAACCATATTCTGAAGAAGATCAATGATATGTGTAGATACATATTCATTGAGACCAGATGAACCTAAAGAACGACCAGTAATAGCTAACTGTGCTTCTTCAGGAATCATTTTTCCTTCCTGAATAGTCTGAATTCCTATATAATTTTTCTTTACAGGGAATAACAGAATAATTGGGAAGAAGAATTCATTTTTCATATACATAAAGAATCTGTCTTCAGGATGGAATGAATTACAGCATTCTACATAATTATGGCAACACTCATCGAGAAGTGTAGTAACCAAAGATACGAATATCATCGTCATTCTAATCTGTACATTCATATCATCCATAAGATTTTCTTTACCATATATTTTCAATGTATTCAAAACTATTTCATAAAGTGATGGCATTGTTGAATCTGTATCTCCAACAACACAACACTTTCTTTTACGAGTCTTATACTTTTCAACACGATTATAATTAATAACAGTTGCAAAAGCAAAGATTTTCATATAATCTGTAAGTTGTTCCAGATCAGTTTTCATTCCTTCTGGAATTTCATAAGGATTGATAAATTCGATTCCATTTTCAATAAGTCTATTAACTAAATCATAAACTTTCTTATTACGTCTAATTAATTCTACAGGATTGTTTGCATAATAAAAAGCTATACGTTTCCAATCTGGCATCATTTCAAACATTAAGAAAGACGATTGTGTGAATTTATTAAGACTTTTTCTAATACCAACAACATCTTTAGTCATAAGAATGAAACGGGTTCTACAATCTTCTGGAGTAGGAATATAATCGATAATCGAAAGAGCTTCTGGAGTAAATAATGATTCTTTGATTTTAAAAATCTGATTAATCCAAGTCATTACTTCATTTACATTTTCAAATGCAAAATTTCCAGCTAAGAATCTTTCAATAGTAAATACTTGTTCAGAAATAAAGTTACGAGCCTGTGCTGTAATAGATCCACCCATATCAATATTCGAAATGAATGAGGATTGCATTGTAGAAGCTCCGTAAATCGAGTTAGTATTAGCTTTTACCTTATTCTGTTTATTATTATATTCGCGGAAATCATCCATATTACCTGCATTTTTAGCTTCAAGCATTTTCTTCTTAAATACAGCACGAGAATCCATCCAATCAGTAATAATGAAATAACTTGCAGGGTTCCAATTCTCTGTTAAAGTACCATTTGCAAGAATATTCAATTTATCTTTTTCAATTTCCAATGGAATTGTATTTGGATCTCTTTCAAGTTGCCATTCATATCTATACAAATTTCTACAATGAGCTACTAATTTCTTTCCGGCTGTTTTACGTTCGACAATGTCATTTACATAATTTTTCAACCATTCATCATTGATTTTTCCATTATAGGTTGTTTTAAGAGTTTCGAATACTTTCTGTTTATATTCGTCAAGTAAAGTCATTTAAATTCTCCTATATATATTACACATTATTGTTTTCTAGTATTTAAATATATAAATAAAAAAAAAGAAAGCTATTAATTAAAATAGCCTTCTTCTCATTGTGTTTTAAAAACTACTAGATGTTTGATCTGGAAGAACTTTATCCAATATAACTTCTCCACCATAAATGATTCTATCCCAAGCAAGTTGAGATTTTTGAACATTTAAACGTTCCAATTCAAGTTCTTGTTGTCGTATCTGCTCACGTTCTTCGAATTCAGCTTTACGTTTAATTTCACGTTCTTCGAATTCAGCTTTTCGAGTAGCTTCTCTTTCAGCAATATGAATTTTTTCAGTTTCCAATCGACTTTTGTTCTGTTCTTTAATTTGTTCGATAAGATTATTAGCTATAGCTTCTCTAGCTTTATTTTGTTGTTCTAATAAAGCTTTAAAACTTTCAGGATTAGTTTTAGCTAATTCTAATTCCTCAGGTTCAAGTTTCATTTGAAAACTATTTGTTTTTTGATCGAAAATAAATTTCATACAAAATTTCTCCTTAATAAAATTATAATATTAAGAACTCATACGAATTCTTTACATTATAATAATATATAAAAGAAAAAAAGAGAGGATCTATATCCTCTCTTTGTATTTAAAGATTTTCTGATAAAAACTTTTCGAAGTTTGATTCTCTAGCAGAATCTTCTTCATAAGTTTCATCAGAATCTAATTTTATAAATCGCTTAGCAATTTCTTCTAAACAATCTAATCGTTCTTTATCAAAGCTATTACAAATAACTTCAACATTTTCTTTTCCATAAAGCACCATTCCACAATTTGCAATATGCTTTAGTCGGAATCCTTCAGCTCCAACCAAATATTGTCGACCATTATATTCATTTAAATCGATAACATTTGTTTGTTTAAGAAAGTTAAATCCTTCATTATCTGCAGCGATTTCTCTTTCTATATCTCTTTTAACATCATCCGATAAAGGATTAGACGGATGATCCAATAAACAGTGGCCCATTTCGTGTGAAAATGTTAGCCACGTTATCCGATCTGAAAGATGATCATAAGCATCACTATTTAATGATATAATATAATCATAACTTTCAATCCCGTAATTATATATACGGAAAGCCATCGCACCTGTAGTTTGATACAATGATGCGAAGTATTTAAAGTTTTTCCTATCTGTCGAATTGAAAAATGCTTCCCTCCAACTACAATAGGAATATTTGATTCTATGTCCATCATTTGATATACATTCAGTATCATCTGATAACATAGCCAAATTTTGATAGAAGTCATTTTTAACTTTTCCTTTAAAAATTTTTCTATCATTCTTTTTAATTATCTTAACACATTCTTTATTCTGTGCTAAATAATTATAAAATATTTTAAAAGCATATTTAGTATTTTTAATTGCTTTTTCCATATTCATCTCCTTCATCATTATAATATATCAAAAAAAAACATTTATTTACAAAAAAAGAGGGATATAAAATCCCTCTTTCATTTTAAATAAAAATAAATACACCTGTTACTAAATGATACATTGTATTACATTTGATGGTTATCCCTTTACAATTATTATTTCTTGTTTTTCCAGAATATCGTTTTATTAATTTTGGATTTATTTTTGGTTTCTCCCTTTTAAAATTAGCAACAAACCAAATAACTCCACCCTTCAATTTTATAACATAGAAAGGTAGTTTTTTACCTTGTAAGCTTGCTAATTCCGGAAAATGACATAAATAATATTCACCATCTAATACATAATCAATAGATCCGTCAGGAATATATTCTAATTCCTCTTTTTCTAGTTTTATTTCCATATTTATCTCCTCTTCATTATTATAATATATAAACTTTTGTGGCATAACCACAAAAGTTTATTATTTAGTGTTTATCATATTCAGATTTAATCATATTTCTTAATTTTTCAATTTTCAAATTATCTGTAAATATATAAGAGTATTTATGAGCTATTTTATACATAGTACGTTTCTTTTTATCTCTTTTAAGAGCACGAATCGTACTAGTTATACCAGCAGTTCCTTTGAAAATTATAGGATAAGTTTTAAGTTGTTTATAATTAATAATATTATCTTTATCATTTAATGATAACCAAATTTGAACGCCTTCAACTATTATTTTATGAGATAATTGTTTATTCATAACATAATTAATAAATTCTTCAGCTAAATCGTAACATTTGTGTTCATTTCTATGTAATTTAGCATATTCATTTTCTTTAAAGAATTCACAAATTATAGGATCCATTTTATTAAAATCTGAATCAGTAAACATATCTGGAGTCATAATATCATCCAATTGTATTAAACTACAATGATATTTTTTAGACAATTCTCCACCTAATGTAGTTTTACCAGAACCAGAAAAACCAGTTACAAATAAAATATTATATTTACCATTTTCAAATTCTTTTAATTTATAACATTCATCATCAATTGTGAAAATTAAATTTTCATTAGATTCTTCAGCTTTATCCAAATCAGGATCTTCATGACCATTATTACAATCACCAAGTTGAAAATCCCCAACTGTTTCAACACCTTCATCTGGTCCAAAAAGACCTTGAGAACAGGCATAAACATTCATTTCGGTAGCAAATATTTTATCATTATTAATCATATATTAATCCTTATCAATAAAATCTGATAGTAAACTAATATCTAAATTTGAGTAATCTACCTTCAGTTCTATTGTAGATCTACCATCACAAATATTATCGATAATTTCTTTTTCATTAGAAATTATTTTAAAATATTTATATTTTTTATTACAAAGTTCTTTAGTAAACTTTGGTAATTTGATATTCATTAAATCTTTAAATTCTTTTCCATCATAATCGATTGAATTATGATCGTAAAATTGTGGATATAATGATATCTTTTTAGCATGTTTATTAAGATATAGAATAATCGAATTATTAATATTTTTATTTTTTGATATAATCTTTTCGAATGGAGAAATTATATCATCATAATTTAACAATTTATCATAATCTATTTGTTCACAATTATTTTCAATGTATTTACAAATTTCATTAAATTCTAATAAACAACTATCGACAAATTTTTTCAATTTTTCTAATTTTAATTTATTATCTTTAGTAAATTGTTTTACTTTAGCTTCATTATGTTTTTTAATTTTATTTTGAATTTTAGATAAAATGAATAAAGCTAAATAAAATATTCCTATTCCGACGAATATTTGTTTAATTCCTTCTTGCGACTGTTCATTCTTCAAATTATAATTTTCACAAGAAAATATTTTATCATTATTAATCATTCTTTACTCCGTAAGCGTTTTTAAAAGCGTCAATAAATATATTCCAACCAGGAAATCCTGGAAAACTTCTATCGTCTAAATAATAATCGGCATAAATCTTTTTCGAAGGTTTGAAATTTATACTATTTGAATTATCATTAGCTTTTGTAACTTTAATACCATTAGCCAATAAAAATGCTAATGCTTGTTTAAGATATTCACCATCTCTACAAGTCCATAAGATAATTTGAACTCCAAAGGATTGTAAATACTTTATAGATTCAATAGCATTCGGTTTAACTTTACCAATTTTTGGAAAAGCATCATCAACGATTGTACCATCGAAATCTACAGCAAGTATCAGTTTATCACTAGGTTTATTAAAATTACCAATAGAAAGACCGGTAGGATTTAATATAGTTATAGGTTCGGTATTCATAACTTCATATGAAAATAATCTATTATTATTGATCATCTTTGTCACCAAAATCTATATTACCGTAATCATTTCCAGAGAATTTAACCTCTAGACCAGCAGCTTTACAGAAAACTTCTGTAGTATTAACTGCCTGTTTATTGTGAGTTCGAATATCCAAATCAGATAATCTAACATCACCAGTTGATACAATAGTATTCAACATTTGTTGTTTACTTATTTGATCATCTGCACGAGGACCAAGAAATTCTTTAAGAGCATTAATTTGATTTGTTGCAGCTAACGCATAAGTCTGAACGTTTGTAGTAGAAGCAGTTTTATCTTCTTGTACAACCTGTCCAGTCAATGGATTAATATGATCGCTACTATTAGAAATAGAGTTTTTATGTTGCAACATCTGTTGGAAGAATCGTCTAATCGGACAGTAAATAATTGGTACTTTTGTTAATGTACACATTGGTTTACCTCTAGGATTTCTAAAAGGCATAAATACATATTCGAATAAACTAATCTTCCATTTATCAGCAATAGCTTTAATCTTTTCAAGAGTCATATTATCAGACTTTTTCTTTTCAAGTTGATTGATATCTATAAAAAGATTTAAATCATCCTGCTCTATATATTTCTTCATCAAATCAATGAATTGTTTATCTGACATTTTAGCAAAAGCTATTCTATAAGTATCAGCATTAAATCCTGAAGGATCAATATCATCCATTAATTTGTAAATATTTTCTTCATACTTTTTACGTATTTTTTTAAACTGTTCAGCAGAAACTTTCATTATATAATAATCCTCCTACCATAATCATAGGCATAATTTATATAGTCGTAACTTTCAAGAGATTCATCCATTTCATTAAATTCATAACAAAAATAACGAATCTTTTCACAAGAATATTTATTAGTCATTATCTTAGCTAAATTATATTTTAAAGCATTTTCTTTATTATGAAAATGTTTAATTTTATTATCATCAGTTCTAAGATAATAACCCGATTTATCAGAATAAATCGAAAAGAAATAGGATTCAACTGATCTATCCCAATTACCACTATTTATTTGCAAGACATACGAATCTTGTTTTATGTGCTCTAAGGATAACATTGAATCTTTTAATTTATCAAATGAATTTTGGTTTTTATGCTTATTTGTAAAATCTTTAATAGTACTATAAGCGTATTTAGGTGTAAATTCATATGATTCGAAACTAAAAATTTTAGCCAAATTCATAATTGTTATCCCTAATGTTTTAATCGTAATATATAGAAATGTCAATTTAGAAAAAAAAGAAGGATACTAAAATTTCTCCTTCTTTTTTAAAATCATCAATTAATATGAAACTTTTACAGGTTTCAAACTATAGATGATTTTTCTAATCAAAGCCTTATAGAAATTCCATAAAACTTTGAAAAAGTTTCGAATAGCTTGTAAAAGAGTCTTTATGAAAGACTTTCTCTTACAATCATATTCAACAACCCCACCAAGTTCAGCATAAACTGCAAGTGGGTTTTTAACACCAGAAAGATGATATTTCAACCATCCATCTGGAGCTTCTTCAGAGAGTTGTTTGTTAACTCTCTTGAAGTATTGTTTGCAGAATTTTCTAAATTTCTTACTGTTTTCATAAACAGATTTAGAAAATCCTACTAGGTCTTCCGAAGAGATTTTATTATCTTCGGTCAAACCATTCATTGTGATATCCTTATAACGCAGACCAAGAATATGTATTACAGGCCATCCGAAAGATTTTGAAAGATCTAAATATTTAGATCTTTCAATAAGGTTAGAACTCAATCTAACATCATAATTTTTTGATAATCTTTTCATATTTACCACCTCATTATAATAATATATAAAACAAGAGGGAATAGATTCCCTCTTGTTTAATTATTTAGAAACCACCAGCTTCATCATTACCAATACCTTGATTCAAACCGTCATTAGTTGTTACTTTACCATCAGGTGTAACAATTATAGGTTTGAATTCAGTATTAACAATTTGATCATTAACCGATCTATTTATTCTGTTTTCAATAGCGGTTTTATTAGCTTCAGGTCTAAGATTCTGTGCAAGACGTATATATTTATCCAAACCGATACCAGGCATAAGTTGCTGATAAAGTTTTTGTTTAAATTTAAATCTTGTAGAATTGGTAACTTCAGTATTATCATCAGGATTGATAGCGATACCAATAATATTATCAATGTAAGATTGAACGGTTGCGAATAAATTATTAGCATTTTGCATATTCAAACTTTCAGGAGGAGCAAAGCGTACAAGAATTTCTGAAAGAGAGAAATCTTTATTTCCATCTTTAATTTTCTTATACAATCCAGAACCAACAATAAGTAATTTGATAAATTTAGTAGCAATATTACCAAATACTCCCTGAAGTTTAATAAGATCAAAACGATATTCAGCATTTCTAGAAGCTGCTAATGAAGCAAAATCTTCTTCTTGATAAGGATTGGTAATAGTTACAGGACATTTAAGCTGTGTAACAATATCATTTTCCAATCTTTGTTCAAGATCATCTTGTTGATCTATCATATTATGCTGTGAGATATCTTCATATTCAAACAATTGTTCACCATCATAAATTGGTACAACGATTGTTTCAGACAATGATGCTGATTTAAGAACTCTTGATAATGAAGTGAATGGAGATTCAACATTTAATTTACGAGTGGTTAAAGCATTTTCAATAGCTCTGATAGAATAACCAAAGTTTTTAGCTTTACCAACATTAACTGTAATCTTATCACGCTGTCCTGTACGAGTAAGACGAGTCATGATATTATTCATATTTACAAGAATCTTCTCATAACATGTGAATAAACAGTTTTTCATAAATGATTCAGGAATACCATTTCCATCCAAACCAGGTGTAAAATAACACATATATTTTTCAGGAATATACATAATCTTAATACGATTCTGTACAATAGCTCCATCTCTAATAAGAGCCATAATAGTATCCATAAATGTTTCATCGTCTTCAATATCATGTCTATGAATTTTTTGTTTAAGTACATTAAACATAATCTTTTTCATGATATTATTACGACGAATAGCATCATCGCCAGCCACACCAACATCAAAACCTGCTATATCCAATCCTGCTCCAAGAGCCATTGAACCTGCGCCTGTAATACCTACCGAAGGTAAATCTGATACAGCAGCAATTCCACCCATAGGAACTCCCTGAACACCTGCTCCAAATGAACCAGATGTAGCTGGTGAAGGAGATATAGCAAAATCATTATTGATACCAAGATTGAGGAACATATCTGTAAAGTTACAATTACGTTTATTTACAGATTCAACGTTTCCTGTATATGGTGAAGTTTCAATGATGTAGTAACCTACATGTCTACCTGCAACGATTACAGGAATAACATCTTCAGCATCATATTCTTTAATCAAACAATCGTTTAATAAAGAATATTCATTAGGTGAAAAATCTGATGCGAATTCATCAAGTACTGATTTAGGTCCGTTATCAATTTCCATTCCATCTTTAACTATTGGATCTTGATCATAAATCTTATCACGTTCTTTAAGACGTTTTTCATCTTGAAGTCTAACATTGAATGCTTTTAATCCAGCTTTAGGATTTTCATGATAAGCTGACATCTGCATAAGTCTACGGAAGTTATTAATAGAAACACCCATAGCCAATTCAGACTGATCATAGAATTCGATATTACTATCGATTGTTTTAACAGCATTAAAGATTTGTTCTTTAAAATGTTCAGACAATGAACCATCAACTTTTACTTTATCTTGGAATTCACGGAATTTTTCATTAACTTCATTAACTTTTTCAGTTTTATTAATTACATTAGATCCGTAAATATCAAACAATCTTTCATTTCTAACACGCTCGATATTATTGGTAACATCTTCAATACCACGAGCCATATATTCATTAAGATCTTCTTTTGATACGAATTTGTCAATTACTGAATCTCTTAAATCTGTATAATTTTTCTTATTAAATGTTAATTTTTCTTCACCGTCTACAGATTCTGTAGACATGATTTTATATTTAGGATCATTGAAATTAGGAATTAAACGATGTTCCCTAGAATGATAATCTGAAATAACATCTTCATAAGCTTCTGTAGAATTAGCAGAAGTTCTGAACTTATAGTCTGCATATTTTTGTGAGAAATTACGCATACTAATTTTAGCCATTTCCATAATATCTGTGTATGGGAAAACAACTACAGGTTTAGCACCTTCAATAAGAGCAGTACGTAAATATCTAGGAAGTCTATCTTCAATACTATATCTATCAAGAATTTCTTTTTCAATACGTTCATTGATAGGGTTTTCAGATAATACTGAAGGATCATTATCATCGGGATTTAATGTACTAGGAACATATACATTCGAAACAGAACGTTTTGTAATTTCATTGATTGCTAAAATATCTCTAGCTTTCATATCAGCACATCTATAAACTGTTGGAATAAGACGTGCTACATTACGATATTCTGAAACAAGATTACGATATGATGAAAAAATAGAAGCATGGAAATTATAAGTTTCCAAATCTTCTTTATTATCATTATCGCTATATACCATACGAAAACCATCTCTTGTAGTTGGATCTCCGTACATTCCACCAAAATTTCTATTTAAAGATGTATCATATGAATCAGCTATGAATGTTTCTTTAGTAAGATTTTGAAGCTGCTTCATAGTATTAAATACATAATTAGGATCATCCTCATCAGTATTTTTCAAACTCTTAGATACCATCTTTTCAATTCGTTCAAGTTGATTTCTATTATCTTGAACGAATTGTGGGGTTAATCCTAAATGATCCGCATAAATACTAAGATTAGCATCATTATTTAGAATATCTAAATTACTATTATTACTTTTAGGCATCTGTCAAACTCCTATTTAGCTACTGGTTTTGGAATCATATATGTTAAACCGTAAATACCATGTGGAATAACATTAGGGAATTCACGCATAACATTTCCATTTATACCAACAACATTTGAAATTTCTTTCATATGTTTATAAACGTCTTCATTACCTTCTTGTGTAAATACACCTTGTGTAGAAATCTGGTCACCATCGTAATCCGCACCCATCGCAGCAAGATATGTTGAGAACATTCGCATTGTATCTGTAAACATACCTTCAATATCTTCTGATGTTTTGTAATTCAAAATAGGATAACGTGGATATAATACACCGTTAAAGAAAACAGAAGTGTATTCGTTACAAGGAATAATATTCATAAGACCACAATAAGTATTATTATATGTAGTCAACGGATATCGTGTATTATAAATAGATTTATTTTTAATATTATCCATAGCTACAATATAAAGTAATTCACAATATGTAAGTTCTCTATATGAACTAGGATTTTCATCATCTTCTGTAATATCTGTAGAAAAAGATGGTTTACCATCAACAACATTCATACGAACTGTTAATGGAATTCTAAATCCATTTTCACCTTTAAGTGTTACTTTTTCTACACGATAATGTTTAGATTTTTTATAATTGTCTAAAACATTTCTGATAGAATCTGTTGTAAATTCATCAATCCATGTACTATCAAGTGGAGCTTCAATTAATTTCTTTTGTTCAAAATCATAATAATTAATAGATATTCTACCAGATACATAATTTTGAATCCATCTTGAAATGCCGAAAATCATAAACGGAGCAAAAATATTTGCTGCTGTAGCTAATGGTGTTGAAGAGTGGAAGAAATCTGCTTCACATTGTGTATAATGTTCTGTGTTAAAATCTGGCGGAGAAATAACCAAACGAGCACCATAGTCTGTTGCTTTACCAACTACGAATTTATTAGCAAAACCGTCAGCACCACCGATCTTTTTCATATAAAATTCATAAATCTCATAAAGAGCATCTTGCATTTTTACATGAGAGATTGAACGTTTTGGTTCATTTGGATCGTCCATGAATGAAATATCATCGAGATTTTTAATAATATCCGCTAAACGTAATATCTTAGCATATAACTGATTTATAATATTTCTTTTAGAACTTCCATCAGATGAATATTTAACATCACGGTACCAAGCAGGCATTATTAATAATTTATCCCAGAAAATTTCATCTACGGTATAAGCTTTTAGCCACTTTCTACGTGTTTTAGCAGCTTTACTCATATCATTTGTAATTCTCCAAGAAATATAAGGCCATGCTTCTTTCAACCAAGTAATTCCAGTACCAGTATTTTTATAAACTGCATCAGCTGGAACAGTTTCGCCAGGATCAATTTTAGTAAGTTCACCAGTTTTATCAACATAGTATCTTCCGATACCAAGTTTCATATCATTTGCTATACCTTTTTTCAATCGTTTTAAAACATAAAAAGCATGAGGATTCATAAATACATCATTTAAATTTACCCATCCCCATTTAGTTTTACGATCTTCTGTACCAGGAGCACCAAATATTTCTTCAGAAAACATTCCTTCAGGATGTAATTCTGATGTACTAGGAACAAAATATAAAGTTGATGTTACTTCTTTCCAGCCATTAATTTCTATATCTTTATTAGGATTAACTAAGTTAATCGACATTGAATCTAACATATAGTTACCTCTGTAAGTATATAAATTTGTCTTTGAATAATAAAGAAAAACTGAGGCTAAAATGCCTCAGTTTATCATTTTATCGATATGCCATACATATTTCCGATTCATCACCAGCATAATATGTATTAGAATTTACAGTTTTATATGATTCTAAATTAGGAATGTCGGTATTATCTGTATAAATTATACCACTACCATCACTAATAAGAATAGCTAACCAAGTTCGTTTATTATAATGTGAAACTCCAACAAATTCAACTACAGCTATTTCAGGATCTATAAAACTTTCATTATCCTTAGGATTTTCTAAATCAGGATAAGTTGTATTAAAATATTCAATTTGCCTATCTTTTTCATCATAAATGTAATACATTTTTATAGAAAAATTAGATGGATTATTTATACAATCGGTAATTATATCTGAAGCACTATAATCAAAATCTTTAGCATTTAATTTTGTTTCTTCATTTGTTATAGGATCTGTATATCTTATAGTAAATCGTTTCCAGAAAGTTCTATCATTAACAGCTAAAATTGTATTTATTCTAGGTTTATCCTGTTGCTTAATTGAAACTTTTATAAAGTATATATCTTCACGAAGTTTAGTAACTTTAAATATATTATCATTAAATATATTTGTAGGCTTAGTTTTTTGTAAAGATCTAGCAATAGGAATAAAAAACTTTGAATTAGAAACTAATTTAGTAAATTTAGAAATATTAGCTACGGTTTCAGATGATGAAGTACCTATTTCTTTAACTCTATAAGCAAATTGAGTTGCCCCATTTTTAATAAGCAATGTTTTAGCTTTTTCTTCAGACATAATTTTTAAATCAAGTATAGGATTAAATCTATTTACTTCTTTTTTAACAGGTTTATTAGAACTATCATAAGAAGTTATAAACTCAGTAGTTCGTTTTTCATAAACTATCCCATCATAAGAATTTTCTAAAATAATAGATTTTGAAAAATCTGCTGGAAAATTAAAAAGATTATAACTAAAATTATTAACTGTGCTTTTTAAACGTTCGTAATCAAAAATACCCATAAATAACTCCTATTTAATAGCTTCCTCAATAGGAGAAACAATATCTTTCTTATTTTCACCACGAGTATGTTCCATAGCAACAGTAATACCATATTTAGGATCCCATGAAGTCAATGATGTGAATCCTGATGTATATTTAGGAATATGTTCATAGTTAATCATAGTTCCATTTTTTATTCCAGCAGCATAATATTTTTCATAAACATTTCTAAATAAAACTGTATAATCTTTAGGATCTCTTGTAAGATTCATACAAATCAATTCAAATGTTGCTAAGTTAGATTCAAGATCTCCAGATCCATTAATAGCTGCACATTTTTGCCACAATATAGCTAATTCTTCATAAGTAATTGTTTTAGGCATATGTGCTTTAAGAAGAATATCTATGTATTTATCTGAAACGTCCAAATCTTGTACAATATTAACGTTTACAATAAATGTATCACCTTTTAAGAAAATTAAATCTATAGATTTTTCTTTTTTCAAAGTTTCATTTTCAACTTCTTCTATAATTTGAATTGAATCATTTATATGAGAAGGCTTCATAATAATATTTGCTGGGAGCTTCATTGTAAACTTATGAGAATATTTAGTTAAATCATCTTCATCAGGATCATCAAAAATTAATCCTTCAAAAATTCCCATTGTTTCTACAATAGTTTGATTTACTCTAGTTACTCCACTTTCATAAAAATAAGGAGGAATTCTTACAATAAGACGTTCACCATTAAATATTAATGATCCGTCAGATTCTTCTTTAAAATATTTATCATAAAGACTATTTAATTCATTAGCCATATTAAGTCTCCTTTAGAGATATATTAAAATGTCAACCTTAAAAGAAAATAAGATATCGTTGGCATGAAGCCAACGATATCATTTAATTAACGTCTATTTCTTCTAGATTTTTTCTTAGAAGATTTATTATTAATTTGAGGTACAAAATCACATTCTTTAATAATATGTTCTGCACCTTTCTTAACATCTGAAAGATTATAATGAATAAACTGAATAAGTTCTGTACAATCTTTAATGTAAGTACGACGAGTTTCAATAAGATTTACATTCTTTAAAAGAATATCATCGTTTTTATTTCCGATAATATATGTAAACTTATCTTTAAGAAGATCTTCTGCAAGATTATACAAACCATCTCCAGAAACATTCTGTTCTTCACCTTCAGTAATAAGTTTCTGACGATAACCAAGTTCATGCTGACAAATGAAATTACTCATAACTGTTGAGAACATAATATTCTGTGTTTCACCATTATATCCAGCTTCATACAAGAAACTGTTCATAGAAGTGATAAGTTCACCAACCATAAACATATAATAATCTTCAACAAGTCCACAGAGAACATTGAATGTATTTACACGTTTCTTATCGGCATCAAATTCATCAGATTTGTTAGTTGCATCAAGTTTATAGAACAAGAAATATCTTTCATATTTCTGAAGATATTTATAAATAACTGACCATTCTGAGAAATTCTGTTTTGTAACATTTTCAGGAATAAGTTCAGCAATATCCATCATTACTTTTTCACTGTTAGACCAATCATAATTTGGATCGGTAGCAATTTTCTTTGTAAATGGATCTTTCTGAATAATATCCATAGCAAGTTTCATACCATTTTCAGTTACAGAAGGATCGAGAAGAAGGTCGATGGTATCATCAATCCAGTTAGCAAGTTCCTTCAATTCAACATCAAACAAATTATTAGGATTCATTCTTGAAGAGACTTTTTCTTCTTCTTCAGGTGTCATTTCCCATTCTTTTACAGACTGAATACTTGTATTGAATTGTTTAAGAGCCCAAACCATTGGTAATCTCATAAATTCAAAAGTCTTCATATCTGAAGAGAGAACTTTTTCGATAGTAAGTTTATCGAAATCAAGTTTTCCCTGACGAATATAAACGCGAACTGCTTCAGCAAAATCATCAAGATGTGAATTATAAAATTTAGATCCAAACAAGTTATATTTTAAACTGACTTCAGATTTAATTCTATCACGCTCGATGATATTGTGGAAAAGAGGAGCGATATACATTTTATTGAGAAGTTCATCTCTAATAAATTCTGTATTATCAATCTTATAACGTTCATCAGAAGATGGTCTCCATGAATTATTAAGACGATATTTCTTTACAATATAATCGCTACAAGCTTTAAGTGTTACAGCTTTAATCAAATCTTCAGCAATACGAGATTCCTTGAATTCTTTATCAAGTTTTCTACCATCCTGCTGAATAGATGCAAGAATAATACGAGAATTTTCTTTAGATTTACTAAGAGAATCATAATATTCTTTATCATCTTCTGTAGCTTCACCAGAATCTACAAGCTTCTTAACTTCAAGATAATTTTCAATATCAGCATGAGCGATACGAATATATGTTTCTACAGCTTCACGATCAATAAAACCTTCAGAAATAGCACAGAAAACATCAAGTTCTTCTTTAGAAATTTTTGGGAAATTCTTTTCTTCATCTTCGAATTCAATTTTATCCCAATCGATTTCAGCTTCTTTAGAATGCTTTTCAAGATATTCTTTTGCTTCTGCATCAATTTTATCAATATCTTCCTTTTTCATAGCATTATCTACAATTTCTTCTGTAGATACATCTGTAGCATCTTCTTCAGCTTTTTCTACAGTAATTTCTGTAGGTTTTGATTCTTTGAATGCCATTTCATCAAGAGTTACAATCGCTTCATTTGCACCTCTTGGTCTTGGTGGAACAGAATCTTCCGGAAGATTACCTTCAGTCTCAATAACAGCTTCTTTAGAAAATTTAGTTGTCTCTTCAGAAGGCAGTTCATTTGTTTCTTTTTCTTCAGCCATATATGACTCCTATTATTTAGTACTAAATATATAAAAATGTAAGCTAATAATTAAAAATATAAATGTAGGAGAATAAATCTCCTACATTATAAAATTGATTAATTTTCTAATAAATCAATCATACCTTGATATTTATTCTTAGTATTTTCCATTTCTTGCTTAGCTTTTTCATATTCTTTTATTTTAGAATCCAACTCAGCAAGTTTAGTATTATAATTTGCTTCCTTGATACGAGCAGCGTTATCTAATTCAATCATTCTTTTTCGGAATGATTTATAAACAGATTCTCTAGCAGTATCAAGAACATCATATTCTTCTTTCGTGATATATAAATCAGAATAATCACTTTCAACTTCTGTATCAAGATTACAAAATTCAATAAGACCTTTTACACGATTTAATAACTCAGTTTTAGTCTTTGTTATAAATTCGTCTCTATCTGTTTCGGTACTAAATTTCCTTACTATAGGATAGATATTGAAGCTTATTTTAGAAACCTTAATATATTCTTCACTTTTATCAAAATCTATTAAAGATTCTGGAATAAATACTTTTTCTTCAGTGTAAGAATAAGGTTCTAATGAATCTACTACTAATCCGATATAGATAGTTGTTTCCGGTTTAATAGCCGAATAATAACTGGTAAGACCTAAACCAACAGGTTCAAAATAAGTTTTATAGATATTGTAATCATCATCATTGTTACTAACCACATTATCTATATTAGTCTTACCAATTATTCGTACATTTGATTTATATCCACCATATAAACTATTTAAGTATATAGCATAGCTTTTACCATATTTAAGTTCTTCAATCATAGTGGAATTACCTCACAAATTATACTTCTACATAATTTAAAGATTTAGCAAAAGCTTTACCCTTATGAGCAATAACTGTAAAGTTAACATTGTTGATGACAAACTTAGCAACATTTTTCTTATAACCACTAGTTTGTAAATCACTATCAGCATTTCTATCGATTTCGTAATCAATTTTAACACCAGCAATTGATGAATAATAACTTGCATTATTATCGTTTGTAAACATTGCTTCCATAAGCTTAATAAGAACAATCTGTAACTTATCAGCATAATTGAATGTGTTCATATTAGATTGATTATAATTGAAAATCTTAGTTTCATAATTAGCGAAACCTGAAAGACTTGTAAGTGGTCTAGCATCTGTTGTACCAAATGCTGTACAGATTAAAGGCATTGGATATCTTAAATCCAAACTATTTTGTCCAGAAGTTTCCTGTCCATTAAGAGAACCAATGTGAATAAATTCAAGAGGAAGATTTTTCTGTTTTTCTCCAGAAGATACGAGAGAAGCTCTTCCGTTTGAAGCGTATTCGAACAAACTAAATACACCATTAAGATTTTTAATCTGATCGTGAGCATCTTCAATATTAGCAGTTCCAAAATAGTTATCTGGATCGAATCTGTCGCCAAGACTATTAATCAATGTGTTAGTTGGAATAATATAAACTTCTGTTGTAGTGAACAATTCAGGATACATCTTAGATAAGAACATATCAAGATCTGTATCACTATGTCCAATATAAGTAATATTTCCGTCATCATCATATTGCATTGGATGACAATGACCACTTGTATGGAGACGCTTAATATAATCTTTTACAGCAGCAATCTGTTGTGCTAATGTAGGAGCTTGTGATTCACTACCGTAGAAAATATAGAATTTCTGCATAATGGAATGATTTACAGCATCCCAAACTAAGTTCTTTTTATTTTCAGAATCGATAGTAGGTGTAACACGTAAAGTCTGGAACTCTTGATAATATTTATAAGTTCCATCCTTCATAATATCTGTAATAGCTTGAATTATATTTTTCTGGAATTCAGATTGAGATGAAACGAAATTATTTTTAAGTGTTGCTGATTCAGATGCAACATTAGCATAATCGTTATCATAAATTCCATAATTATCATCAGCTGCTCCTTCAACACCATCCATATCTTCATCATTATATGTGTAAACAGCATATTGTGCTACACTAGATGAATTAACAAATGCATCAGGATCGAGATAACAAACAATTACCCAAGTCTTAGAAATAGTATCTGTATAACTAGCCCTTACTTCAAAAGAGAATTTCTTAATACGTCCTTCTTTAGATGAAGGTTCAAAATTAGCAGTTCCATAAACATACTGAAGATTAAGAACTTCAGAGTTATAGAACATTTCCTGTTCTTCATCAATAGAAAGAGCTTCACCATCTGCATGACGAAGAGTATCGTCTCCAGTCATTTCCTTCCAACGGAAAGGATTATATTTAATAGCACCACCAGCAATAACTTCCTCACCAGACTCATATTTAGTTTGGAAATATTTACTATTATCTGTACATTTACCAATGAAAAGTGAAATAAATCTTCCGATTTCAGATTCAGCTTCGAGATCACGTTTCATGGCAGCTACATTTTCAGAACTACCATACCAAGCTGAAAGTTTTTCATCTGAAGCATTTCTAATAAACGATGGATATTTAAGTGAATTATCAACATACATATTGATAATTTCAGATTCATACTTCTTAATAAATTCACAAATGGTATAAATCTTCTGCCAGAAAATATGTTCAAGAGGATAAATATTATTTTCTGTTTTTCCACCAGATTTAAATAATTTTACATTTTCTAATGTATAAGTTTTACCATCGAAAGTTGTATAGTTAGGATCGATATGATCAACAAAACGTGTTGGTTCGGTAACTTCATTAGACATTACCTTACCATTATCAATAATAATAGATGATAGATATTCTTGAGATCTATCATTACGGATATTAAGTCCTGTTCTTTCACTTTTGGCCGAAATACCATTTGATGAATCGCTGTACAAGCTATACAAATTATCAATCTGTTTAGGATTAGTAGTTCTAATCAATATATCTTTAATACTTGTATCAAAGATAGCTGTTTGTGCGAATGTTCCATCACCAGTATTATCATATCCGAATTTATCAGAAACTACCTGATCAATAGGATAATCTTTGGAACCTTTAACGTAAAAGAAGAATTTTGCTGTATTAGCTAATGATGTACCAGTAGCATCAATTATATTCTGAGCCATAAAATTACTCCTTATTTACAATGTATATAATAATGTTTTCGATGAAAAAAAAGAGGGAACTATTAAAGTTCCCTTCTAACAACCAATCTAATAAACAATTATGTATTAGTTTGTTTATTATTCTGTTGATCTTGTAATAAATCGACACTTTTTACAAATGAATCTGCTATAGAACTAAAAGATTCTATAAATGATTTAGGTTTGGAAGAAGCTTCGAGACATTTGTTAGCTAAATTAAAATAATTAGTCATCTCATCATGAGCTATTGAAAATTTATAAAATTTGCTATCAAAATCTCCAACCATTTTAATAAATGTTTCTTCAGAAATTTTTCCTTCAGAAAAAGATTTTAAAAGAAATTCTTGTGTTCGTTTTCTATCATTTAAGACAGTTTCAAAAACATCCATAATTTTTCTCCTTTAAATGTTATTAGAATTCATACAAATTCTATTCATTATAATAATATATAAAAGAAAAAAAAGAGGGAACTATTAAAGTTCCCTCTTTCAGTACTTAAGATAACTTAAGGATTAGAACAGATCAGCAAGCTGTTCATTAGACATAGTCTTTGCCCCGAAAGCATCCTGAAGTGCAGCAGCATCTTCTTTTACAGAAGAGAAACCTACTGATTCAGATTTAAGAACTTCTGCTTTCTTTTCATTTGATTCTGTCAAACGACGAAGATTTGCACGAAGATCTTCAACCACAGCATTCAATGAAGTGAATCCAAAGAATCCAATCATAGATTCTTCAATGAGTTCTTTAGAAATAGAATCTACTCCATCAATACTCATTTTATCAAGTTCAAAGAATACTGACATGATGTCACGAGACATAATGTCATAATTTGTGCGGATCTGCTTAGCAGCTTTTTCTTCTGCACCATCTTCAGTAAACTTAAGCATTTCTACAATACGTTTACAAGACTGACCCTGTGGAATTGTGAACTGGAATTTGTTTTCATTGCTGATTGAAAGGAATGCTGAACATCCAGGAATACGAAGTGTGTTTACTTTATCCTGAAGATCCATACATTTCAATGATGAGTTCATTTCAATTCCAAGGAATTTGAGAATAGGCATAGCAATTCTTGCATTGATGATACGATACATTTCATCAGTATTTGTGTATTTAACTGATGAAGGTAAATTGTTATCAGCGATGAAGAAGTTAGCTAATCCCTTATCAATTGCATTCTGGATGTCAACGAAACATTCAATTGTATTCTGAAGATTCTGCTGACCTGCTGATACAGAACATTTTGGAACGATACCAATTACAACTGGACGTGGAACCGTATTGGTGAGATCATCAATAACATATTCCTTTCCATTGTATGAGAACTTCTCAGCCTTATTAACATAGTTAGTAAGATAAGTTGTTAACATAGGTCCAATTCCAGAACCAGTACCACCATCAGCTGAGAAACAGTTGATAATGATTGTCTGTACTTCAGGATGAAACAGTACTTCTTCATAATAAGCTACAAATGTCTGAAGAGCATCGAATTTCTGTCCCTGGAAATCTGCAGAATATCCTTTGAAGTATGCTTTTGCACGGTTTCTGTTTTTACCAGCACCATCAGCATTAGCACCTCCGATTTTGAATTTCTGAGCATCAGGAAGATTCAACTGATCAAGATCCTGATCACTTGTGTTGACGGCAATCAAGTATGGATTATTTGGTAAACAACTCTTAAGAGTCATACCAATGTTAGCTCCACCTTGACCTTCGGTAATAATTACGAATCTTACCTTCTGTCTTGCCTTAGCCTGCGAAATTACAGGTTCTCCATTTCCAGTTGCAACTGAATTTACATTTTCTTCTGCCATATTTGTTGGCCTCCTTAATACGTATTAAGTGAAAAATATATAAGTATTTTTATTTTTAATAAACATAAAAGGTGCGATTTAACGCACCTTTTTATTAGAAAATTTTAAATACATAATGGCCTATTAACCAGAATCCAACTGATGCTAAATCGATACCTGCACCAGTTATTATTTTATCTACTTCACCATTAACTATTCCAGCAGTCATAATTCCTGTACCAACACCAATTCCAGTACCACCAATACTAAAACCTATTATAGCATTGTCGAATGCTCGTTCTAATTTAACTACTTGTTTTTCTGCTAATTCAGCTCTCTCTAAAGCCTCACCAAATAATAAATTAGTATTATGTTCATCTTCGTTATTAGAAATTAAAGCAGCTTCAATCTGCTTATTTTCTTCAACTACTTCATTTAATTTCTGTGTTATCGTATCCACATGTTGCTGCAATAGTATTGATTGTTCTTTCCATTGTGTCGCAGATTCCAAGGACTCCTTCAACGTAGATTCTATTGTATTCGAGTACGTCAAGGTTAGCTCCCTCAATTCGTTTACTGTATTCAGCTGATTGTTGAGCATAGTCTTCACTACATCGTTTGAGTTCGGTTGCAATGGATTCGAGTTTACCGTTGGAAACTGCAAGTTCGGAAATAAGTTTATCTCGTTCGTCTGTAAGTCGTTCTTTTTCAGATTTAAGAGTGGAAATGTCAGATTTAAGGTCTCCAATGGTTTCTGAAGCTCTTCCATCTGATGATTTTGTTGCAATTCTGTATCCAATTCCGATTCCTGTGCCAAGCAAGGTGCAAGCACAAATAAAACCAACAATAATACAAATAATAATCTTTTTAATAGTTTTTTCATTCACAATTTACTCCTTTCTTATAAAGAATATATTAATTTGTCATAGGTCGACATATTAATATAAAATCTAAACTAAATTAAGGAGTTATTTCCTATGATACAAAATTTTTATATAACATCAGCAGATATTATTGATCCAAAAGATCGATCTTTCAGTCTTTATGATCCAGAATTAACAGCTCAATTTATGGATGGTAACAATACAATTATGGATTTGTTACATGCTATTGAAGATTTTAATGGTAATAAACCAAGAAATAAACGATTAATGTATTCAGTATATGTTAACGGTTTTAATCAACCAATATTCGTAGCTAAAGCTAAATTCATAGGCGATGATTTCATCTATTTCTATGCATATAACAATAATGGTGCATTATATGTTACACAAAATAACAATAAACCAAATTTTATAGATGGTGTCTCAACATTTTTAATTAAAATCGATCAGATCTCAGGTGTAAACTTTGGTTCTTTTGATAAAGAGGATTGTCCATTCTTGAATAAAACAAAAACTAATACTATTTCAGAAGATAAAATGTTATCTTTATTGACTGATGAAATAGCATCTTTAAATTCTACTATAAGTTCTGGTGAATACAGAATGGCTATAAATCATTTCTGTATGTTTATGAAAAATAATAAAATCAATGAATATGATTTTAATTATAACGGTGCAGCATTCAATAAATATATCATTCTCTGCGGAATTTATATGTCTCTTATTAAAGATATAGTTGGACGTCATGATGATCCAACAATAAATGTTAACGATCCTAAAGTTCCTAATAAGATGTATTTCTTCACAAATAAAGCTGCTATGGAAGAATTTGTTAAAATTGCTGAACATTCTAGAATGAATATTACTATTAATAATACATTCTATGATGAAGATATCGAAATTTTCAAATCTATTATTAAACCTGAATAAAATAAAAGATGGAGCTTTATGCTCCATCTTTAATATTTATTGCCAAGAGAATTCACCATTTTCATCAGAATTTTCAAAATCTTTAGAAGCAAAATCGGTATTATGATACCATTTATATTCTGGAGATTCTGGATCTGTTGCAGGGTCGATAATAGAATTAGGACCTTCTACATCAGAATCAACTTCATCAGAAGATAATGATTTACCACTTATTAAGAAATGTGATTTATTAGCTCGTAATGTGGCAAAATATTTTATTCGTTTATCATATGTTAATCTTAATGATAGAACACTACCCATTCCATTACCATATACACCATTAGCTAAATTATTAAACCAATCGTTTAATGATAGTTTTGTATCGATTTCTCCACCATTTAATAATGCTTGATACCAATTTAAATCATCTTGATCTATATCACCATCATTATCGATATCATCAATATCTCCTATTGAAAAATCTTCTACATCTGTAGGAAATAATTCATTTTCAATAGATATTTCTCCAGGATAACTAGTGATAAAATCTTTTGTCATATCATCATTAAAATTGTCACTTGTAACATCATCAAATAATTCAGTAGCAGTTTTATAATTAGTTAACTCTGTAAATAATGTAGAACTCATCAATGATGTTTGACAGCTTTCTTGAGTATTTAGAGATACATCGATTACATCAGTTAATAATTCATCAATTGTATAAGTAAAAGATAAATCTTCATTTTTACTAGATAATAAATCAAGAATTCCTTCATTAATTGTTGTTGATGAAGATTCCATTAGATTTTTAGCTAGTTTACTAAGTTCATAATATGATAATTGAGATATATAAGCATCTATATCAAAAGCAGCAATTGTTGCTAGGAAATCATAATTAAAAATTGTTTTATCACGATAAGTTCCAAAATAGATACAATTGTGATGTTTATCATAAGCCATGCTTCCAATATCACCATCATGATATGATGAAGTATCGGCATATTGATAATTTACACCATCATTTACAGATTTAAATAATCCATATCCATTTTTAACATATTTGCTTCCAGAAGATTTATTTGCAAATAATGTAATACTTTTAGCTTTAACTATTTGATAATCAAATAATAAATCAGCTTTAGTAATATCACCAGTTGTTAAATTAGAATAATTCATTAATTTATGAATCGATACACCATTCTTAAATAAAATAACACCATAATTTTTATTTTGAATATAAATGTTATTATCATTTGGAACAGATATATTTTCCCAATCATAATCGCTTTGTTTTACAATCAATGTATCATCAGAAGGTATTTCATCATCTATATCTTTAAAATAAGAATCAACTATTGAAGGACTTATAGAAGAAGATGTTGTTATGATAGAAATGAAATCTAATGATTTATTTGGATAAATTATGATCACTGGTTTTTTAGAAGATGAAATATTAATAGTATTTATTACATCAACACTAGTAACAGTATTAGCTATTTCTGAACGAATCAAATACATTATTTCAGTATCATTTTTATAAGGAATAAAATATAATTCTTTAGTATCCGAATCAGTTCTAGTTAAGATTGTATAAATTCCATCATCAGTATCACACATATAATCTACATTATAAGTTTCTGAAGGATATGATGGATTAGAAATTTCTATTTCATTACCAAATTTAAACAATTCACTTGATAATAAAACACTTGTAGATGTAATAGTCATTGGTTCTTTAGCTTCTATAGTTTTACATATAAACTTAGAATTATCTTTAACACCTATAACTTTCATGTTATCATAAACATAACATGGACTATTTCCACTTGCAAATGAATAAGTCTTACCCATTGATAATGTTTTAGAACCTGTAGTTTCACCTGTGGTTGTATCTACTTGTGCTAGAGCCAATAAATGAATAACTCCAATATTAGTACTAATTAAAGCACCATAAATATTCATAGGTGTAGAAGTTATTATAGGTTGACTTGACTCTCCACTACTAGAAGATGATTGTGAAGAATCTGTTGATGATGATTGAACATTAACAATTGTTTCAGTTACAACCGGTTTAACTCTAGTTATAGCAGAAACATTATCTGGTAAATCACAAGTATTAACATAATTACCACTGATATCAAAATAACCTATTCCAGATTTTGAATCCTTTGGACAAACAAGTAAAGAATTATCTTCCAATTTTACAAAATAATGATTACTTCCTGTACTAGATAATCTAGAACATGTCGTAGTATTTAATGTTGTATAATAACATCCTTTATTCTTTTTAGATGCTATAATTAATAATTTGTGTGATACATCTATTTTAAATGAATAATCTTTAGGATTATCAGTAAAACCAGATACACCTATTATTCTGTTATTAGTTTGATCGTATACATATAATGTCTCTGAAATAGAGTTTTTATTAGTATCCATATCATTTAAACCAAAATATACAGCACCATGATCGTCAAATGTAATTACAAAGAATTCTCTATCTGTGATTTTTGTTCCAGAATTAGAAACTACATCAATTCTATTTAAAGTAGTTCCTTCATAAGTTCTTCTATAAATTCCGTTACCATCACCATTTATATTACTTTTACAAAAGAAAGATCCAATTTCTTTATCATTACTTACACCTATAGAATTCCAATCTCCAGTACTATTTTCTGGTACATATAAAATTCTATCATTATCTAAACTATAACCTGATATACCACGTAAATCGAATTTATAGTTAAATGATTTGGTTAAATTATCTTTATATCTTGGAGCTGTTTTAATAAGTGGTTTAGTTTTATCATTTATAGATTTAAGATGGTCTATAGATGTAAAGAAATTTCTTTTTACAAGAGAATTTAATTGCTCTTTATCAAATTTGTACAATCCTGTTATAGTTCCACTCATTTGAATATCTGCTGAACCCATAGCAAATACAAGATTGTAAATTTTAGTAAGTTCTTCTTTATTTATATCTTTTTCATCCTCTAAGAAATATTTGTAAGAATTCTTTAAAGCATATATAGATACTAAGAATTTACCATTAGCTAATAATGTTTTATGTGTAGATTTACTAAATACTTTGGAATTTAAATCATCATAATGTGTAATTCCATCAATACCAGACATTGATTTAATAAGAGTTTCGAAATATGTATCAGGTTCATAATCTCTAACTTTCATATATTTGTAGAAAGCTGTAAGATATTTAACTAATATATCTCTAAGATCCAACATCGAAATTTCAGACATAAATCTAACAACATTATCAACGTATAATTTTGCAGTATTTTCAGAATCTAATTGATTTAATATTTCTGCATAAGTTTCACCATTAGCACCATTTTCAGAAGTTAAATCTTTTATAGGATCAATTTCAGATACACTAGTTTTTGAAGAAGTGTCAGATGTTGTATTTGAAACTTCTGAAAGTTTTTCAATAATAGATTCTAATTCAGGATCATCACTTATAGAATCATCCCAGGAATATGCTTGTTTAAAATAATCACTAAACTGTGTCCACATATTATTGCCGGAACTAAACATAGTATCCATGCCATAATATGAGTGTTCTTTAGGATTCAAAAGATAGTTTTCTACTTTCTTAAGATATACATATGCTGATGAATCAACAGCATTTTCGAGATCAAATAGCGCTTGTACAGCGTAAGATGAACCTAAAATACTTCCAGCCTTAGCTAATGATTGATTTAAAGTATTCATTGTTTTTATCTGACAGCGTTTATAGAAATAATCATTAACCATTCTATTATTACCATAAATAGTAGGATTAGCTAAAAGAGCATAAATTTGTTTAATATTTTTATTTCTTAAAACAATATATTCAGTATCTTTATTTAAAAAATCTATCTCATCCAATGCATCAGATAAACTTCCAGCAAGTTCATATTTTTTAACAACATCACGATCATACATAGAAGAAATACGTTTACTATCTTGTTTAGCATTAATTCCACTTCCAGATCTATTCCATAAACTGTTAGAATTATTTTGAAGTGTTTTAGATATTCCATTCTTAATATTAGCTGTATATGAAACATTTTGATTTTTTGCTACGGCTTCCATTACATTTGCTCTAAATGCTTTAATTTTAGCTATAGCTCCAGTGGTACCAGCTTCTGCTGCAGAAGCTGTAGCTGTTTTAGCAGCATTTTTAGCTTCCAATGCTTCCATAGCAGCTTTAGAAGCTTCTGATCTAGCACCTGATGCAGTAATATATTCGTTATTTTTTTGAGTTAATAATTCTTGGGTATACATATCACTTTTAATAACAACATTGCCTTTATAATCAGGCATCATTATTAAACAATCATTTTGTGTAAAAGCGTATGTTCCATTATATTTATCATCAGTTTTTCCATAATACTTAGGTAAAAGAACAGTATCAAAATCAGAAAAGAATTTTTGTACAGAAGAAGCATTTAAATATGTATAACTATGAACTATTAATGATTTAAAATAAACTAACATTAAACGTTCTATATTTTTTACAAGTTTCACATTCTCTAAATAAGCATTATATTTAGCTTCAACATCGTTTTTAGTTTCAATTGTTTCATAGTTATAACCTAAATACAAACCATTAGCTATACCTTCATAATCGATTATAGTTTCAGTATAATAATCCATATCTTTATGATTTTGAATAAAGTTTATACCTTGTTCAGTATCTTTATTAATTTTAGTTTTTTCTTCACCAATTTGTACATAAAGATTATCACAATTAGGTATTTCATCATAAGATACAAGCTTGAAACCTTTAATAGTATTTGAATATGGTTTTAAAGATGTTTCTGATACAACTATATCAGATCGAACATCATTTAATTGATCGTATATTTTACGGAATATATAGTACAAATTATTAACGCATGAATGTTCAGCACATATAGCTAAATCTTTTTCAAGATCTTTATAATCTCGAATATTATAATCTATACCATATTGATCATCTATAAATTTTAAACTTATAGTCCAATCTCTTTGTAAAGCTGAAGAACGAATATAATGATCGTTATATGCTAAATCTGCACCAGCTTCATATAAACCCTGTAATGTTAAAGCAAAAGCATTATCAGGAATATACATCATCGAACGTATATTATTATACAAATCTTCTACAAGATTTGATGCAAAGTTTATAGAAGCATTTTGAAGTTGCCTCAGGGCATCCATACCCATATCTTTCAACATATCTAATGCTGAAAGCGCTAAGTTTTGGAAAAATCCTCCTAAATTCGAAAGAATATCAGAGAGATTAAATCCTTTAAAAGATTTTAATAATTTATTTGCATTTATGATGTCTTTTCCCATAAATGAGTCAAGACCACCAAGTGAATCTAATCCGAAGCCTTTTAATTTACTTAAAAAACCACCTTTTTCAGATGCTTCAACAGTATTTTTATAATTTTCAAATGAGTTTGTATTAATACCCATAATAAACTCCATTATATAAATATATAGGTTTGTCAACGCCTAAAAAAGAAAAGATCCTAGCATAAAGCTAGGATCAGTGTGAATTTATTATATTTATAAATCTGTATTATTCTTAGAAGTTTCGTGATGTTGTAGCTGTAAAGTGTCATTAATCATATTATTTAAAATACGTGTTTTAATTATTGTAATTATATTTGTAGCTGAATTTTTAACAGTATCATCAATATATTTCAATTTAGCTTCACGTTTTAATAACATTGATTTTTTAAGATTAGCTAAATTAGTAAACATCTTTTCAAGAGAATTATACATTTCTGTATTTACAGTTTTTAATGATTCTTCAAGTTCATCACGTTTAATTTCAGTCATATCAAGTTTACGAGAATCTATACATTGAAAGATACATTCTTGCAATTCCTCAATATAATCTTTAGATTTATTTTTATCATTTAAAAATTCGACAAATCCATTTCGTCTAGTTATTTCTTTTGAACACTTAAGCCAATCTATTTCAAAATCTCGCAGTAAGTCTAAGATAAAGAAATATTCTCTACTATTTTTAATCTTAAGTAAATCAAATCCAGTTGTGTTCATAGCAACAACTAATAATCTATCGTGATATTCAGTTTTAACAGTATTTAATGTTTTGTTAAAAATATTGTGTGCTTGATCGTCGTAAGTATCTTCTATTTTTCGAATATCTTTTGTAGCTGTTATAATTTCAGATGAGAATTTTTCTAATTCAGCAGTCATTATAACATCGAGTATTCGAATAAATATATTTATATCAATTTCGTGATTATTGATTTTAGTTTCATTATCTATATGTTTTTTATTTTTAAATGTTAAAAAGCCAAGTTTAATGTATTCAGTTTTTGAAAGAAGTTTTTCAAAAATCTTAGCAACAAAAGTTAAAAATAAAAAAATAATTACTACAATTAAACACAAGAATCCGAATGCTTTTGGAAATGCATCAGATGCCATTGTATTCACGATAGATTGGACTTGATTAATAGCTTCTGAACTAATAGGATTAGGTGTCGTAGTTTGCAAAAATAAAGTATTCATAACTCTAGTAAATCTCCGGTTTCAGTTATTAATCAAATTAATGATATATTAAATTGTTAAAAAAAGAAGTAGGAGAAATTAATCTCCTACTTCTTTTGTTAATTATTAGATAAATGCAAAATCCATTTCAGGTTCATCATCTGAATCTTTTGGCATAATTGGAATAACATTCTGATAAACATTAGAAAGGCTAATAGTTCCAGTTTTATCAGTATTTTCTTCAACAAGTTTAGCTTCAGTTTCAGCTGACATATTAGGAGATATGAGATCATCTGTATCGTTAACAAATGCGATATCATCTTCAGAAAGATCTTGAGAGAAATCTGTAACTTCTTTCTCAATTACAACATTCTTGAGATCTTTATAGTTACGTTCTCTTTCTTTAGCATATTCTTCAAATAGTTCTTCAATTTCAGTTTCAATTGGTTCGAAATAACTTTCATCAAGATCTGGACCTTCGCCATCGATAAGTTCAATAGTCTTTATCATGAGGAGAAGAATCGCAACACTTTTGTTTTTACTTGATGCTGTAAAATGACACGTTTCACCATTATCACGAGTTATATCCATTCCAAATGAATACACTAATTCACCATCATCTCCTGTAACAGAAGGATATTGTTTTACATTAACATGATTTACAATTTCTTCCTGAGTTACAGTTCGTTCATCAGAAACAATCATGTCTACAAGTTCTTTCAAATCATCATCAGAATCTTCAGTAATACAATATCTTTCATAGATAATTGGTGTCATCATGAGAAGTAATTTCAACATCTGTTTATTTTTAATAATTGGATTGAAATACTCATAATGATCTTTGTTAGCTTTATAGTTAAAGAATTCATCCTGCGATTTAATAAGAACATTGATTTTCTGAACATCAACTTTGTTATCTTTATCGTATTTTGTAGTGATAAAGTAAGCAGGAACAGGTTTATTGTTTTTTGTATAATCACAACCAACCCATTTAATTCTTGAACATCCGCTCGAATTTTCTGTTGTTAATCCGATAAAGTCAAATACTTTATTAAGATAAGTATTCCATATCAAATTGTGATATTTAGTTCTGTAAGCCATTTTATCCCCCTATAACTTAGCATTCAATTTCATCAGTTTCATTATCGCAACAAAATTCGATAACTTTATTTAATACGGAAATTGGCATGTTTCTAATAGGTATGGAGAGATTCATCAAATTGGTTTTTTGTTCCTCACAATATTTTATAATCTCCTCATACACTTTTTGTCGTTCATCTTTTCTTATAGATTCTTCATAAGACAATTCTTTTGTAAGTACTTCTTCTGGTGGCATATTTTACTCCTCTTCTTGAAATTGTTGTGCATCGAAAATTTCAGTAGATATCTCATTCTTAATTTTCGATTCATTATCAATATTTACATTATTCTTTAAAATTGGTTGATTGTCAGGATTATAATCCTTAAACACTGCATCCAATTTATCTCCAAAATACAATGGTGTGAACATTAATCTTATAGGACCATGTTCACGTTCTATCTGTTTACAATGGTATTTAATTCTATCTAATGTAGTTTCAAGATCATTAACCATCTTTTCTTGGAATTGCCATTTACCAAATGGAATAAATGCTTTTCCAGTTTTAATTATATTTACACCCATGTTAGTATCATAAATGTAAGTATAACCATTTTGCATAGATTCAAATTCCTGGAACAATAATTGATCGGATAAAGCTGTACTATCATAAGTGGTTACACCTGATAACGGATTGTTTCTAGCAGCCCTAATCTGATACAATTTATCACGCATTTTATTTTCCATAGTATCGATATCCAAAACATTCATTACTGAAATTCTTGTATAATCATCAAGAAGTTCTTGTCCTTCAAATTGAATTGCTGTTTCCAATGATGTTATACAATATACTTCATTTTCTGAAAGATTCTGATGAGTTGGTGTATAATACTGTGGAGGTGGAACTGATGGAGCATATTCCAAAGTTTTAGCTGCTAATAAACTTTTCATATCAGGTTTATCGCGCAAATCTTTAGAATATAATGCTGAACCATTAGATATTGTTTTGTGTAATGAATAATCATTTGTAGATGATACAGCCATACCATTTAACAATGTAAATTTCGCACTTACGAAGTTAGATATATCGGTATCAAACATTACATCATAAGTATACATACAAGCATACATTGTTGTTCCATTTGTACACCTCATCCATGGAACTACACCGATTTCTTCATCAGATCCTGCTATAGCCAAATTTATTTGAATAGCTTTTCCATAAATCTGATTATGCGGAATGTTTGTATTGTTTTGATGATTCAATATGTCTTCTGGAGCAAAGAATAGATAGATGTATCGATGTGCTTCTAAGATATTACTTTGCTCTAATTCAAACCCGACATTGTTTAAAAATTGTGTCGGTTTGTTCCAAGTATTTAATTTCATATTTTACTCCTCTTTAAATTCTTAATATATAAATCATTTAAAAAGTAGAATGATCTCTATCCATAGCAGCATGAAATTCACATAAACCAGGATTATTAAATTTTAATTGCTCTGAAAGACCTTTAACATTCGAATCTGTTTTATTAACATTAAATGTGTTAATATTTGGAGCTAAATCAACAATACAAACTTTTACATTTGCATGATCCATTGTGATTAATAACGAATAATCATTTTGATCACACATGTATATTTCATTAACTCTATCAACATCTCCACATAACATCATAAAATTAGCACGGACTTCGATAGGAGACAAATTTAAATATGACCTTAATTTTTCAAAAGTTATATTATATCCTTGTTTTCCACTAAGTATAATTTCAGCATATGAATATCCGCTATGTTCCAAACCATATTTAAGTTCACTACAAATTTCAGTAATAGTATTATTCAATTGCTCATTATAACTTACATCTGTAATTATTTTAGATGAAAGATTCTCTATACGAATATTCAATTTATATACTTTAGTATGGTCATCCATCAACTGATTCAATGTTGTTTTATGTAAAGAATTTACATACTGTTCAGTACTCATATCATACTGCTCTTCATTTAAATCGAACAAATGCTGTCCGTATGATTCTTCAATTCCACCAAGCATAATCATGTCTTTTTCATCATAGTATTCTGGTAAAGGAATCAAAATATCTCGATCTCTTGAACTTTCACGAGTAATTTCATATCCTCGTGAAGTGATATCGTATGATAATTGAACTGTTGTTAATCCTTTATAAGAAGGACCGCTCATAATTTCATCAGGTTTATCAACTATAACATTCCAGTCAATATCTGTGAACAATATAGGTGTATCACCATCAATTTGTTCAATATCACAATCGGCTACACCATGATGAATAAAAACATTTCTATTTCTAGTATCAACAATACCGTGAATGGAACCATAAACCTCTGATGTATTAATAACTAATACTCTTGTCTTTTTAGCATTTGGTGCAAAAGAACTTGTACCAAATGGCGTCAAACTAAATAACATTTCAAGAATATTTGGAATAGTAGTTGAAGTTACGGACGACAATACTATAAATCTGTTATACGATTTAAAACCATCTACATCTTTTACCGAAGAACCAAACTTCGGAGCACTCTCACAAAATGGTAATTTCATATATAACTAAACCTCCTCTATATTTTTATGAAAATATATAAATAAAAGATGGGAATAATACTTCCCATCTTTTAATCGTTTATAGATTATAACTAACAATACCAACTGTATCAGTTGATACTTTCTTAGGAACCTTACCCATATCTGACAGACGAACTGTTAGATTAGCTAAAGTAGTGGTGTTGTTTTTACCAATAAGAAGATTCTTCATATTCTTGTCAGATATATCAATTTTATTTACATTTGTAACTTTAAAATTATTATCCAATTCAAATAACTTCTTAGGTTTATTAACACGATTAGTATCTTCAAGAAGACTCTGTTCACCTTTCATAACATATGTAGATCCATCAGATGTATCTACTACACTACAAATAAGCATTTCGTCAGAATCTCTTTCAATCTGAACCATTTCAACATTCTTTACATCATCATTGAAATCGATCATTACACCACTTGCAGATCTTCCAAGTTCAGGTATATCCGAAATCTTAATAAGATGATAAGCACCTTTAGAATTCATAAAGATTACATAATCACAATTTGGATTTAATTTCTGAGCGAGAGCAACTCCTCCAACCTTTACAGATTGTTTACCAAACTGATCTACTGTTGTTATACGAATCTTAGAATCATCAGATACGATAATGATTTTTTCATCTTCAGATGATACAGGAATAACTGATTTAATAATAGGCTCATCAGAAATTGTAATCCAACTATTAGTACCAACAATTTCAGAAACATCAATACGTTTAGCTGCTCCATCATTTGTAAACATAATAATTGAATTAAGATCCGAATTAACATTATTCAAACCTATAATTTCTTTTACAGCTTTACCATCAACTTTAACAGAACGTAATCCATTAATGAGATTTTTACTATTAAGTAAACCATTTAAATCAAAGATTGAATATTGATTTCTTGTCCAAATTACAGCACCATTAGACATTGGAATTGTTGATGATTTTGCTTCATCAAATTCATCATTATCCTGTACTAATGTTCTTCTAGGACGTCCATAAGCTGCTTTAATTTTATCAAGATCAGCAATAATTTCATCATCTATTACAAGAAGTTTTCCATCAAGTTCATCGAGTTTTGTCTGAAGCTCTGCTACTTGATCAATAAGTGTTTGTTTAGAAAGTTTACTAAACTTATAACTCTGCATTTCTGTAATAGCTTTAGACTGGATATCAGTAAGTCCATGTTTATTTGTAAGATATCTGATACAATCTTCCTGACCAGAAGATGTTTTTACGAAATTAATATATTCGTCAATATGATCATAAATCTTAATCATACCTTCGATAATATGTTTTCTAGTAGCAATATTATTATACTGATACTGAATTTTTCGTGTCTTCGTTGTATATAATGTTTCATACCATTTTTCAATGATTTTCTTAATAGAAACATTATGAACAAATGAACCGTCGAATTCAATCATTGAACATGGAACAGTTTTACAAAGACAATATTTTTCAAGATCTCTAGCAACTTCAAGAATGTTAGCGCTCTTATCGAATTCAACATCATACTCAATATGAAGTTCACCTTCTCTTTCTGTTTTCATTTCGATAAGTTTAATAACTTTACTAAGAACAGCATGTTTCTTTTCGTTTTGAGTTTTCAAAGCATTTAAAACATCCAATTCTGTCATTCCATAAGGAAGATCTTTAATTACAATCGTATTTTCTTCCCTATTGATTTCAAGGGTTGCTTTCATCTTTACATTTGCTGGAAGTCCTAATTTATAACAAGCTTCAATTTCTTCAGCATTTGTGATAATTCCGTAATTAGGACAATCTGGATAAAAACCTTCACAGAGTTCAATCAAATCAATAGATTTATCTTTAATATATTTCTTACATACTTCTACAACATCATTCAAGTTATGAGGCATTACAGAAGTCATATAAGAATCAGCAATTCCATATGAACCGTTTACAAGTAACATAGGAATCTTAAATGGGATATAACAAGGTTCCTGATACTTAGCATTATAGTTTGGCTGAAAGTCTACACATTCTGGACGAATATCTTCACAAACATCATCAAAGAATTTACTAAGACGACATTCTGTATAACGTGCAGCCGCTGCAGGGTCACCAGTTACTTTAGACCAGTTACCAGCACCATCTATTAATGGATAGTTATTTGTAAAATCTTTTGCTAATGTAACCATTGCCTGATAAGCTGAAGCATCTCCATGAGGGTGCCATTTACCAAGAATACCACCGACAATTTCTGCTGATTTACAATATGGTTTATTATGTCTATTATCATTAAAAATCATATCCCAAAGACTTCTACGATAAATATCAATCAAACCATCTTTTTCATATGGTACAGCACGTGCAAAAGTTGTAATTGCATATATTTTCTTATTTTGTATAATAGTTTTATACATTTCTTGTTTATCATATTTTTCTTCAAAATCTTCAGGAATGTTGAAACCTAAAACGTTCTTTGGAATTTTACGTTTAGCCATCTTACTTACCTACCTTTTCTCAGTCTTAATTATTGTAAAAATATATAATTGATTTTATGTTCTAAAACATAATTCATTATACATTTCTTTTTCATTTTTAAAAGATAATCTATTCCCTTTACCGTCATAGACATCTGAATCACCATTTGAAGTTGTAACTTTTAAAAAATCTGTTAAACCATTGGATTTTTTCAGAGAATTATTACAAATGTTATCGAAATCATTATATTTATTAAAAGCATTTTCACTTGTAGATTTAGGCATTAATTTTTAACCTCTTTCTTTACATTAAGTGTTTCCATATCTAAAGTTTCAGTAAATTCTAATTTACCAGTTTTTTTAAGAAGTTCTTTTTCATCTTCTGTTAAAGGTCTATTAAGATCTTTACCCATACCAGATTTAGCAATAGCTTCTTTAAATTCTGTTAGTTGTTTTTTAGTTTCTTTACGAACTTTAATGTTTTTAAAGATCATATATATTAAACCTAAAAATAACCATAATGTAATAATTGTACCAAATGAAGCCATTACTATGATGTATATTTTAAGAAATATATTCATAAATTTCTCCTTTTAAAGTATATATGTATGTATCGATTAATATAAAAAAAGAGAGGATTTTAACCCTCTCTTTTATATTTTATGAATCAAATTGAATAAATTTCTTCATATCTGCAGGATATGTTTTAATAGTTAAATCGTGCATCTTTTTCATAGATTTGTTAAGAGAAGCATTCATTGGAATACTAGATGTTAATCCAATATTCTTAATATTCATTATATAAAATGAATCTCCGACACATTTATTACATACGGCTTTTTTCCCTTTACAATATAAAGGTGTACGAATTTTAATTGTTTTACCAATTAACTGTTGTAATATATCAGATGTTAATCTAACTTCTTTACCATTAATCAATGCATATCTAAATAAAATACTTTGCCAATTTCCTTTTTCAACATCATAAGTTAAATAGCCATGTGAACCACAATCTGATCCTTTAACATCAAGTATTACAGTTTGCATCATACCGTTTGTATATTTAGCAAATGTACCACCTTTAGCAGTATTAACACCACGAGAATATGAAGCATACAAAGCTTTATTTGCAATAAGGTCAAAGTTTTCAGGAGTAATTCCATCATTAAATGCATTATTATTAATACGGAATTTACCAGTTGTTAAATCCATCATAGGACCATTTTCAATAACAGAGTTCTTATAGTTATTTCCAAAATTAGGTTTCTTAACTTCATAGAGTCGAAATGATGGATCTTTTCCTAATTCTTCTTTAGCTTTATTTACTAATGGGTCTTCGATTAATTTTTTATAATTAGCAATAACGTTATTATCAATAACTTCATTCTTAAGAAATTCTGGATGTTCTTTGAGTAACTGTTCTTTTAATTTCTTAACTTCTGGATTAGGAATAATTAATGCTGCTGATACACCAGGTGTAAAAATTTCAGTATTATATCCCATCCAACATACAGTATTTTGATAAACTGCGAATTCATCAACTGATATTTTACCTTCCATAAGAAGCATACCTAATTTAGAATTAAGTTTACCAAAATTATCTTTACCCATTGTTACATTCATATATTCAAACTTATTACCAAAAGCATTTGCTATAATAAATGCATTAAAAATAAAAACTCCAATAGTTGTATCTTTAATAGCTTTAGGTTGATTTGAAAGAATATTTGCTGGTAAATCGAAATAATCAGTCACATTATATTTTGCGGGGCTCATAGTAATATTACCATCTTCATCTTGAGTCTGTGCTCCACGAGAAAATAATTCAGTTAAAAAAGAGCGAGTAACATTTTTAGGGTCTGCAAGTTTTAAAATATCGTCTTTTATTTTATCCCATTCAAGTTTTCTATATACACCATAGTTATCTACAGCATTCATAAGACAACCTCTTTATCAAATAGTTATATTCAAATGTCATTTTTAGAAAAAAAGAAGATGAGTCATTTAAGACCCACCTCCTTTTTTCAGCTGCTAATCAGGAATTACTGATTTTTAGTTTCAGTAGCATTTCCTTTTTTAGCTGCAGGTTTTTTCAAACTCTCACGGAGATCTTCCATCTCTTTTAAGAGTCGTTCGTTTTCAGCTTCGAATGTATCACGTTCATCCTGGAGCTGTTCAACGTGTTCAGTATATCCGAAGATATCCTTAAACACATTTACGATTGATTTGCAGTATTCTTTTACGAATTCTGCAACCTGTTTTAGGGTTCCGGCTTCAGCTTTGATCTGATTTACAGACCAAGCTGCAAATTCCTTGATTTCTTCTGTACTTCCCTCGAACTCAATTCTTGTTTCTGAGTTCTTAGAGATGGAATAATCTCCATCTACTACAAGCTTAGAAATGAGATCAGTAATTTCATTTGGATCGGAAGAATGTTCTTCCTTTCCATTATTAAAAATTTTACTGAACCATTTTCCTGATCCAGCATTTCCATCGAAATGGAAATTATTTTTACCATTTCCTGAAGAATTCTTTGAAATAACATAAGATACTTTTGCCATATTTCTTACCCCCTTATGGCTATTAAAAATTTATAGGATTTTCTTTTTTAATAAGTGAAGTCAATCTAATATCTTATTCATTATAATAATATATAAGAAAAAAGATTTTAATTTTAAAATAAAGATACAGAGGGTTCGACCCTCTGTATCAATAAATAAGTACGACTTATTCGGACAAAAGTAGGAGTTTAACATGACAAAAAAAGTACGTTACACAAAGAAACGAACTCAAAAGACATATATGCAAAAGCAGAACAATTAGTTTTAATTTATGAATAAATTCTGTATTGGAAATCTATAGTTGAGTTATCGCGAGCAACCGAATAAGGGTCAAATGTTAAGTGTGCAAACAACTCTGCATCATAGATTTCTGAATTCAATTTAATGTTAGATAAGTTAGCTGTTGATTCTGACAAATCTTCAACTGGAGTAAGAACGTCATCACTATCTTTGAAAGCATCTAAACCGGTAATAAGACCGATTTCAGAAATACTTGCATTTTCGAGTGATTTATCAATGAATGTAAACCACTCTTTAAATTCTTCAGCACTAATCTTCATACCCATATCGATGTAGTTAGTTTGAACTTTGTCACCTTTAAATGAGTTAACATAACCGCCAACAGTTTCAGCATTTGGATCTTTAGCGGTATCAGCCCACATCGGAGTATAAGGTTTTCCATCAACCATCATTTGAATACCATCAGTATCACTGAAGTTGATTTTCTTGAAATAATAACCTTTCCAACCAGCAAATCTTGAATTTGATGGATAAACAATTTCCATCTTATACTGACTTCTAATATCATTAGGAAGTGTATCGCTTACTGGAATAAAGCGGAAAGGAATCATATTATAAAGTTTATTGTCTGTAGAATGAGGAGGCCATGAAGTATTATAAACTGTTCCATTAATAGCACCATCACCAGCACACCAATATTCTACCTTTCTTCTTCTAAAAAGATCAGAAGGTAATCTATCATTATGAGCTACAACTGTTGGAACTGAATCTCCAGTAGCAGGATCATATTCACCAAGAACATTGCTATTAATGAACAAATGTTGAGACATATCTGGTTTAATAGGGAAATTATCTTCTAGTAACTTTGTACGTCCTAAAAGAACAGTTTTGTTTTTACAAACTTTAATTTCCTGTGATCCTTCACTTTTACAGTTTTTAGCAGTAATAACAACACATGTATCAAAACCTGTTTGATTCTGTTTAATATCTAAATCATCTGGAGTAATTAATCCATCAGATATTTTAACAATTTTACGCATAATTTTTAGTTTCTCCTGTAGAAGTTTCAATCGTTAATTTACCATCCGATAAACTTATCGAATCGGTAACAGACGATTTAATATTTATAGATAATTGATGTCTCATTTCAAATAAATCTAATATTTTACAAGTACATTGTGTTAATATTGGATCATATTTAAATTGGTCATCTATATATTGAATTGTTGAATTTTCAATCTTCATATCATTATTTATATTATCGTAAATAATATTGAAAGCATTTAAATAGTATGTATATAATAATTCAAATTTATCACTATCTAAATCTACATTCATAGAAGATTTAATATATTCGCGTAATTCAATTTTATCAACCGGGTTATACGTTTGCCAAACATTAATCGGATTATAGAATAATTGAATATCCAAACCTTCATAAGATTTATCACCAAATGTATAACGATAATCGATGGAATAAAGTTCTGAGAATACCGATAAGAATTCATTAAACAAAATGATCATATCATTGATATAATCTGAAGATGAACCAGATGTATCTGAATTTTCAGCTTCATATACTAATTTTGAAAACGAATTGTTTACCCATTGCTTAAATACATCGATAATTTCATTTTGTAACTTTGTTATTTCTACATTAGTAGGATTATTTCCTAATTTGTCAAGTATATAAACTTTAAGTTTATCAGCTTCTAAACTAGTTAAATATTCAGTAAATGTGGTACAATTTCTAAAAATGAAATAAATACTATTATTAGTTCTAGATTGATTAAGAATATAAGTCCAGGCTTGGAATTCTCTAAAATCATAAGAATTTCTTAATTTCCAAGTAATGCGTTTTAGAAGATTAGGATATTGATTTTTATAGTCATCTACCAATTCTTCAAATGTAGTATCACTTGTGAATTCACCAAGCTGTTGTCCATTAGAATAGAATCTGTATATAGTCATATAATCTGAAAGATCTTCATCATCTACATCGAGATGTTTATATCCATCAGCTGGAATTTTATCCAATGATACAATATCTTTAATCCTTACAGTTTCAATCCTTTCACCATCAACTCCAACAAAGAAATCTTTAAAATCTTCTTGATTTTCTTTAATAAAATCTACAACTTTCCAAGTTGCAATTTCTGGAGAAATATCATATTGTGTTACAACTCGACCGTCTACAATAACTTTATTCTCAAATGAAGTTTTTTCTAGAGCAAATCTTCCAAGTTGTCTAAAAACTGCTGTAGAATTTATAACACAATTATCCTTAATAATGACATCAGGATTTGAATAATTCTTCATTTGTTGTAACCAACACATTGCACCAAATAATGCGGCTGGTGGAACAGATATATTAGAATTAAAAGCCGTTTTAATTTCAAAAAATTCTGGAGAATCATTTTGATCAAAGAATTTTAACATCAAATAAAGTAAATCTCTAATTTGACGTTGTGATTCCAAAATATCTACAGTTCTTGTTAATGTGATATAGCGTGTTAAGATTGAGTTAAAGTTCAATGCAAGTAATTCTTTTTTAAGAACTTCTTTTTTACTAGCTTTTGAATCATTGGTATCGTCTTCAGACCAGCCGCCCCATAATTTATCTTCATTAACAAAAATATCATAATCATGAATAACATCTTCAGATGTTTTAGTATTTACATCTGTAGCAGAAACTTCTCTAAATACTAAATCTATAGAATTTTCCAAACCTCTAGATGTATCAATACTTATAGAAGCATCATCATCAGTTCTATATTTCTTTTCAAGATAATAACGTTTTAATTGTACATTAGGATCTTCAAGAATTTTTTCAAGAATAAGATTAAGAACGTAGTTATTTCCTTTATTAGCAATCAAATCATTTAGATTTTTAACAACACGTTCTTTTAAGTTTATATCACTAATTTTAGTTAAAGAAGAATATCCATGTGAATTAAGAATATCATTAAGATTCTTTTCAGTATAAATACCTAAAGAATATTTTTCAATATACGAATTTGAATAATTGATAATCGTATAATACAAAAGATTTTCAATCATAAGAATATTATACAATGGTTGTTTACTATCAAATCCATCTATATAATCGAGTAAAACTTGAGTTTTAGCTTTATTATATGCTTTGAAAAAATAAGTCAATTCTGTATTAGATAAAATATTCTTTTTATATTTAATGATATCATAATTTCCCATCATTCTCAATTTAAATGGTGTATAAGATTCACCAATAAATTTTAAATAATTATAATTAGGATATTTTTCAATTACTTCATCAATATGACCTTGAAGTATATAATACGAATATGTCAACGGATAATCTGTACTATTAATATCATGAGCTTTAACCAAATTAATTGTATAAAGTTTATCATGAATTGCTAAAGCTGGAGCCCATGAACCTGTTGTTAAATAAAAATTAAGAGGATAAAATAATTTATCTTCTTCATTGTAATAATAATATTGAGTATATGGATCAGGAGGCGTAGAATAATCTTCAATTAAACTATAACCCATTTCACCCTTATCAATATTTATTAAATAAACAATTTCAGCATTCGAATTTGGAACTCCCATGAACTGTCTATAATATTCATTTCGTTCTTCATACAAATAAACTCTAGATATTCGTAAAGCTGTTAAATAATCTTTATAAAGTTCTTTATCTTTATTATCTTCTAAATCTTTAAAAGAAGATTCGGTCAACATATCTAAAACTAATTCATTATATACATATGATTTAGATTTATCTGAAGATAAATAAACATGTACATATTCTTTATATTTTCTTCGTTCATCTTTATCATAATCACTAAAATGATCAGTTTTAGTATATGCACCATAATATGCATAATAATTTGCTATAGATTCCGAAGTTTCTTTTCTATTAGCTTCATATTTATTTTTGATAACTAAACTTCCAATAAAGTCTGCTATCTTTTCAATTTCTGCGGCTCCGGTTTCGGAGCGATAGACGTTCTCAAAACTCATATATTCGGTATCTCCGCTTTAGAAGTTACGTATTTAATATTGTATTGAGTGAATACAGGTTTAAATACATTTAATTTATTATTTTCCAAATTAGTCTGATAATGAATAAAATAATTCTTAAGATCAGATCTATTTTTTGGAGAGAAATATTGCCCATATTCTTTAATAAAACCTACTAGATCACCAAAAGTCATATCAAGTGACAAGAATGGTGCTATTTTAGGATTATCCATGGATTTATGAGCAGTCTCCGATAACATTACAGTTTGTACCAGTTTTCGTCTATGTAAATCTAATACTTCAGCTGCAATATCAAATGTGTTTATATCATTAGCGTTTTCTCGCAAATGTTTTTCAAGTACAATAGAAACATAATCATACAATGTAAAAATTGGTCCATGATGCATTTCTATTTTAGTTTTATCACCTTTTTCAGATTTAATATTTCCAAAAATAGAACATCGATCTAACTTACAATCTACTTTGAGATATGCTACATAAGCTTTATAAAGTTTAGATCTTCTAACTCTATTTTCAACAGATTTAATAAATTTTTCACGAATTTTAGAATCTGATAAATCTAATGGTGATTTGTCAAATGGAAGATAATAATATTGAGCATCTTCCATACAAACTTGTACAGTTCCATTTGAGGTTTCTTTAGAAATGATATTAACCATTTTATTAGTTGTAGCTGGTAAATCTGGTGTTACATTAGTTAATTTAGCCATAAATCTACCTCAAAAATTTATATTTAAATGTCGAGCTTTAAAGAAAAAAAAGAGAGGGATTAAATCCCTCTCTAAGTTTAGTTTAATTAATCGGCTAGCTTTTAAGACTATCAACAATTACTTTGATGGTAAGCACTGGCAACCATGTAAATGTGATTGATAAAATCATATCTTGTATAGTTGCTTTTTTCCATAAAGCAGGTTGTTTTTTCCTAAAATTAGAATCATAAGTACATCTGATAAAATATATTAACTTTTCAGCAAATATAAATAAAGATACAGCGCAATAAACGACTAATAAAGCGAATAAGAAATAATCACCATCAACCATTTATTCCCCTCCTTTTTTAGTTTTGATTAATCAAATTTAGTTTTCAGTGCAACAAGATGTTTATGAGCAATATCATGAAGTGAACAAATGTCCATTTCAACAATTGACTCTCTATTTTCTTCAGTTGAACTATCATCAACAATGATAAGATTGAAGATGAAGGTAGCATCGAAAATATCAGAAGTTTTTTCGACTTCACCCCATTCTTTAATAAGATTAAAGAATGTTTCAACGATAGCCATATACTTAGAAATCAGTTTTTCATTAAGATCCTGAATTTTCTTAGTAATAGTTTCAACTGCAGCATTAGTAGCTGTGCCTCCAGTGTTACGAAGTTTCTTAGCAGCCTGATCAGCAGCATCAAGTTCTGATTGCAATTCAATAATTTCATGGCTGCCAATAAATCCTGTAACATTTCCAGAATCATCAAATGTAGACAATGGAGCAAAATCTTTAATAGACAATTCTTTACAAATCAAACCTTTTGTAGGACTTGTAATAGCTACTTTAAATTTAACTTCTTCAAAATCTTTACCAATGACATTATTTCCATACATTCTGGCAAATCTATCATAAATAGAAACCACGAATACAGAAATATCATTCATCAGATTGAAATTATTCGAAGCTATATCATTCTTGATACTTTCAATATTAAATGAAGCAGAATCTGTAATTTCAAGGTTGATAAGATCTTCTTTCGAATTTTCAAAATCGTAAAAATCATCACCTAAAATACGTCTAATTGTCTGAATAGGTGCTTCAAATCGATCAATAACCATTTTAGATGATGGTTCCAATCCTTTGAAATAGAGTTTTGTTGCGTCTTTAACAACTGGCGATGCTTTTTTATAAAAAGCGTGATTTATCATATTTTTCCTCCTATATGATAAAAATATTTTTAGTATTCTATTAGTATAATATATTAACCAAAAAAGGATAAGTTTTTTTAAGCTCATCCTTTTTTAATCATTTTATGAAGGAATTTTCTGATGATTAATAAATGGATTATTATCTACTGTAACACCAGCTTTCTTCATAAGATCTGGTAATGATGTGTATTTAACATCATCCAAGAATTCATATGGATCAGGTTCATCAGTATCACCAATTTCCAAGCTAATTGCTGACAAGTACTGATTTAACATCTTTGCAGGTATATTATCAGTTACTTCATCATCAGCTAAAGGAAGATCGTGAAGTCTTGTAGGATCTTCAAACATTAATGATCTAGCCATATCAGATCTTAATTGTGAATTTGTAGACTGTACAGCATAGAATCTGTTAACCTTTTCAGGATCAACAAGATTTTTAAGGTCATTATTATCCATATCAGACATCTGGTTACAAGTATCACCAAATGGTCTACCAACTTCAGATTTCTTAACAGATTTGTTAGGAAGTCCAAGTGGAGTAACAGAACCTAATGAACGTGCAGAGAAAGCAGCATCAGGCATCTGTTTAAGAACCATCATGTAAACATCAGCAATAATGATTTCGTGCTGAGATGTGAATTCACGAACCAATGTATGATCATCTTTCTTAAATACACGAGCTTTAGTAGTGTCGAAAGAATTGTGTTTATCAAGCTGATTTTCTTTGAATTCTTCCGAATTCCATTCAGATTCATATGCTTGAATATTATTAATGTAACTTACCAAATCATCAGGTTCGAATGATTCATCATCGATATCTGATTCAGCAATTTCACCATCAGTCCAAACATAATCATCTACCCATTTATTATCGTTATAAACTTCTTTAGGAAGTTTGAGAACATTTTTATTATCATTGATGTGTAAAATTCCAACTTCATCTGTAACATGTTTTACAGTTGTTTTTGTTTTCTTACCATCTTTGGTTTTGATAACTTTATCAACTGTTTGGAATACGTAGTTATCAGCAATTTCCTTTACAGTATCAATATTTTCTGTTGAATCATACATTGCTGCTAATTCTGGAGAAACGTGATAAGTTCTACACATCTTAACTTTAGAAGTTTTTATTTTATACTTCCTTGCAACTCTTTTAAGAATTTCCCATCCGATAGCATTGTGTGCTGGAGGATTGTACATCATTATTCCTAAAGGAGATGTATAAAGATTATTAAGAAGTTCTTCTCTATCTCTATGAGGAATATTGTTATAATACTTCTGCCAATACTGACCCCATTCAGGGCTCATATCTTTGAGATATTCGAAATACAGCTTATATGAATCTTCCATAGTTTTCTGTTTCTTCATTCTACGAAGAATTTCATCAGAAATGTAACTTATAGTCTGATCAAACAACTGATCTGGATTTGTTCGTCCAACAAGACCTGCAGAAGAACATATAACTTCAGCACGTACACCATTCTTGTCGATAGGCATAAATTCATCAGGCCATACTTTACCAATTACGGCTTTTCCACCACATCTGTTAGTAAGTTTCATAGCAGATGTAAGACGCTGCTCTTCAGCAGTATAAATTGTAATATGTGCAAATTCAAAGTTACCTGTATTTGAAGAATACTTAATATTTGGAGTTATATAATTTCTTGCATTAAAAAGACACTGCTCCAAACGATCTGTAATATGATTAGATTCATCATTTACAATTGGCTGTAATACATTTACAATTTCCTGATTATAACGCAACTGATCATTATAAATCTGTTGTAACTGCTCTCTGTGTGGATCAGAATTAAGTTCATCAACATCATTTACTTTAATATCGATATCGACTACCTGACCAAAAGCACCGAATTTATTATCAGTGATATGAAGAGTCTGCAAAGCCATATCTGTAAAATCTGCAGATATATTTTTCTTATCCATTTTGCGAGTAGCAAATAATATACCTTTAGAGTTTACATATTCTCCTACCATAGGGAGAACTTTATATTCCTGATTATTACCATAAATGTTGAGAAGAACATCATTTTTATTAATAACATATTCTGTTTTGGTTACAGTATGAAACATAACACGTTTAGCAAAAGATTCTGAAACTACAATTGAGTCTTCTTTTACTTCAGGAATTAACATAAATGCTACTTTTGCATTAATCCCATAACGATAATTTCCAAATTCATCAAGAGAATTAGCTTTATAAACTACATCGTCTTTTGTAATATATGAACCTGGTCCTTTTGCATCGTTATAAGAAAATGGTCTAAGAAAACCATGTTGATCGGAAAGTTTCTCATAATGTGAAACTTTAATAACATCGTAATTTTTTGTACCCTGCTCACGTACGACGAGAACATACGACATATCCTGAAATGATGAATGTCGATTAATCTTTGCAACAATTTCAAGATTCTTATCGGCTTTCATATAAGAGTTAAGATACTTACCAAATTGTTTTTCCCAACCTGTAAAGTTTCTAGGACTCTCAGGATTATCCAACATCAAATGTTGTGTATAATGGACACTAAACATATGTTGTCGTGGTCCTGCTGCATGAAATGGATGAGACAATAAACCTGTTGAAAATACTTTATTAATATTTTCGCCAGAATATTGCTCAATAAGATATTTCATTTCCTCTTCAGTAATATTAGCACTATTCAATTTCTTGACCTCCTATTTCTGTCTACCATGAAATCGTAACAATATCAGATTGTTTTTTATCACGGGATATTTTAAATCCTTTTGATTGCAAGACTTTAATCGTTTTATCATCAATTTCGAATGGCACATTGAGACGAGTATTTACAGATGTAGAATCACAACCTGATTTAGCACATTCTTCAATGTAATTTTCAATCTTTCTAAGTTTAGATTTAACCATTAGTTTACAAATACGTTTAGCATTAAACATAATATTAACCTCCATTATGATATTGTTTTATAATTATATAAATAAAAAGTAAACTGGATGACCGAAATCATCCAGCTAACAAATAATATTTTAATTATTTATGGTTACTTATTTGATTTTTCAGTTTCTTCTTTCTGTTTATTGAAGAAAGCTTCAAATGGACGCCATGTGGATTCTACACCATATTTCTTTTCAGCAATTTGTGCACGAGTCAGTGGCTTCTTAACCTTAGGTGGTTCTTTTTTATCTGAACCAGGTTTATTTTCAGTTTTAGCAGCAGGTTTTTTGTTAATTGTTTTAACAATACGTTTAGCAACTGGCTTCTTATCGACAGCTTCAGCTTTCTTTACGAAATCGTTACTATTTCCTTTAACGACTTCTTTTGATTCAGTTTTTTCATTTACTTCATTCATATGATGTTTCTCCCATTATAAATCGAATTTTTATATTAATATATAATACATTTTTTAATTATTTATATTTTTTATAGATATAGGTATAGGTGCATTATCAAATATTGATAATTCATCCGTCAAATATTCTTTCTTTACTTTATCCATACCGGTATCATCCCATCTTAAAACAAAATCTATAATATACTCTAAATGTTGAATAGGAATATCTGGAAAATTAAGTTTAAATTGTTGATCTACAAATGATTTAGATAAATGTTTGTTATAATCACTTATAATATAATGAACAAAAATTCGTTCATTACCAAATACAGAAACCAATGTTTTTATATTTTGTTTAATAACTTCGAATTTTCCAGAACAATAAGATTCATAAGTTTCTTTATCAAAACCTGATAAATTAATAATAAATGTGTATTCTATATTATGCTTATTAAAATATTCATGTAATTTATTTAAATAATTCACATCTGTTAATTTAATTCCATTTGTTAAAAATGTAACACTGTTTATAGATGTTTTATGAATATTAAATAAAAAAATATCACGAATGTATGGATTTTCAAATGGTTCACCTCGACAAGATGGTGAAATTCTTTTTACAACTTTAGTTTTTAATATAGCTTTTAAAACTTGTTCACTATATTTATTACACAACTTTAATTTATTTTTTAATTCATTTTGTTGACTTTTAGCAGCACAAAATATACAATTATGTGAACAAACAAGATTTAATCCATAATTAAGACCTACATAATCATCCAATTTAAATCCATTATATATCTCACATCTTTCACATATTTTTTTTTCTTTTACGATGTTTAATGCTTTTAAATAATATTTATCGAAATCTTTACAAACTTCATCAATTGGATAGATTAACAATCTACGTTGCAATCTACAACAAAAATCGAACAATATATACAATTCATCATTTTTAGTAAAAAAATCGATCTCAATAACTTGACCGTAACAATTAAATTTAGTATTATATTCCATATTTTATTCCTCAACAGGTGATGGTGTTCTTATATTAAATTGATAACTATTTATTATCAATGGTTTTAAGTTATAAGCTTCAGAGTTATCCGGTTCGTCTCTAAATTCTGCATTATATTTTAAACGTTCTTCATCAGTCCAACTTTTCCAATCCATAATAATTTGTAAATTCTTATAAGGATCTAAATACGGAAAAGATTCTTTAAATTGTTTTATAACATCGGGTTTTTTAATTTTATAATTATGTTTACTAATGATGTAAAGAATAGTTATATTTTCTTTACCAAATACATTTGATAAATTCTCGATATTATTTTTAACAAAATCAAATTTACTTGTACAATATGATTCATAAGTTTCTTTATTAAAACCTGCACAATTTATTAAAAATGAACATTCAATTCCATTTTCTTTAAAATATTTAGAAAGTTTATCGATGTAACTTTTTGTTGCATGTGCCGCATTAGTTAAGAATCTAATATATCTGATATTCGAATTATGTAAATTGAATAAAAATTCATTACGAATATATTTATCTTCAAATGGTTCACCTTGACAAGATGGGACTACTTTAAATACATGTTTTGTTTTCGATATAGCATTTAGTAATTTATTCGAATATCGTGTATATTCTTCAGGATTAGAAACATTATCACATGAACCACAAAATGTACATTTTTGAGTACAAATAAAATTTGTACCATTTGTTACAATGTATTCTTTAGGATCGGACATGTCATATTTACTATAATGATTACATTTTGAACAAAATTTTCCTTTATTCAATATATTAACACATTGTAAAAAATATTTATCAAAATCTTTACAAACTTTATTCAATGGATATCTAATTAATTCTATTTGTAGTTCACAACAAAATACAAATGAAACAAAAGGTTTACCATTATTAAGTTTTATAAATAATTGTATTGAATTAGCTAAACATTCATTATCATATTTATGCATATTTGTATAATATCCACTTAAAAAATAAAGGGAGTGAGATACTCCCTTTGTATAAATTGATAATTTGATTACCAGTTATCGCCACAGAGATATTCGGTTTCACCAACTTTTATTTCATTAGTTGAATAAACTGGTATTTCCACTTTGTTATCAATATATGGTTCGTCGAATTCAGTAAGCATCACAATTTCGTCTTCACCAAGAGTATTTGTATATCTCTCAACTCTTTCGAAACCATTAGCTACCATATCATGAATTTCAAAATATTCACTATCAACAATCCAACCATGATTTTCGTATCCTGGATAATCCATAGAATAATGGAGAATCAAATAGATACGTGTTTCAAAATCAAGTTCACCAAGAGCTTTAATATCTGGAGGTAACTGATGAAGTAATACTTTACTTATCAGATACAAACGGGTTGTAAAGCTAAGAGCTCTTGCAAGAATTGGATCTTTATGACACAAATCCATAAGAGTTTTACGTGTAAACTTGATTTCTGGAAGAATGTCAAGATACATACCCATAGGATTACCAGAAATACCCCACTGACCTTCTTCATAAAGAATTTCAAAGTCTGTAAGTTCTGGTTTGTATCCTGTAGCAGAATCAAATACCATTGGATATCTTACGCCTTCTGGACCATTCTTATTTTTAAGCCAATCCATAAATGCAATGATACCATGAACAGCATCTCCAAAGATCTTTGTTTTTTCATTAAATAATCTTTCTTTAACTGAGAGCTGACCAACGCAGAATGACTGATAAAGTAATTCTGTACCACCCTTAACTTTCTGATTATATTTCATACCAGGAAGCTGTGGCTTTGGTGGGTTATAACGATCAAGAACTGGAATTTCTACAAGATGGTTAATCATTATGAGACAGATCTTTGCCTCCTCACAAAGTTTCTTAACTTCATTAATAAACATTGTGTTATCTTTAGCAATCTGCATAGCATCCATATTAGATGTACCTGCAATTGTATCTGTACTCTTAATATTTCCTTCTTTATCAAATTCAAGTTCTGTTTTAGAGCGAACTGCAGCAATAGAGTCGATAAGAGCATAAGTTGTTGGAAGTACTTTAATTGTATCACCAGTAATAGATTTTATACCAGTGTTGATTTCCAATTCTTTTCTATGTGCAATTTTATTTCTAGCCAAAACGGCAAGATCATTATAGATTTCAATGATTGACCATGGTTTAGAAATAATACGACATCTTTCCTGAAGCTGCCAATCATCCCAACCAGTTACATCTTGAATACGTTTAGTTGTAGTATGACCTTCTACATTATAGAAAATCATTTCTGATACTGGTCCATAAAGTTTACACCAGTTATCGATAGCTGCACCAACCAACTGCAACCATAATGTTGTTTTTCCAGATGCTGACAAACCTAATTCTGTATATGGAAAGTTAAACAACCCACCATTAAGAATAGTTTCATCATGTAGGAAAGAACGTTCAAAGTTACATGACAGAATATCGATAGGTGTCATACCTGTCATCATACCAAATTCAGAATTGAAACTTCCTGCTTTTGCAAAAGTATCATTCACCTTGTTAACAGTATTTAGAAGAAAACTCATTCTAAATTACCTCCTACTCTTTCTTTTCATTTAATTTTTCTGTAGTAGTCTTAAGACCAAAGTCGCTTATTGTTTTAGGCACGACATTATTAATCCTTTCTAACTTAGTAGAAGGTTTATTTGCCGAAACTTCCACAATATCATTAGCATGATATATATTTAAAGTAAGTTTTCGACAACAAGCTTCATCATATCTTTTAAGAGCTTTTTCATATGTATCAGCTCCTAATGGATTCTGACCAGCCCTAATTGTTTCAAGAAGCTTTTGTTCAGCATTTTCATTTTCCTCATATCGACACCATAGATAATTACGCACATAGTTAATTATGAATGGTAAACATGATGGTTCTGGACGTTTTACTTTTTTATCTTCATTAAAATAATCTTCTTTAGTATAACCTGAATAATACTTAAATAATAGAGATTTAATATTTTTAGAAGTTTCTGCTACATAATTTAAATAAATCTTATTAACAAAAATACTAAAAAATGATCTGTATTCTTTTCCAGTAGTTAATTCAATTTCAATGAATTGATTTGGACTTAATAAACAATTAATCAAAGATCTGTAATTGTTTTTGTAAAGTTCTTTTATAGTTGAATCGTTACTAAAAGTAAAATCTTTTGTTGAAAAATTATGTAACTCTTTCAGAATAAAAATATCCAATGCTTCATAAATTAATGACATATCTGATTCTTTTTCTTCAGGAGTTACACTTATAACTGGAGAGTTGTCTTTTTTATGGAATAATTTAGATTTTAATGAATCTATAATATTTCCAAATAAGAAATTAAATAGTATTGTGACAACAAATATTATCACAATATCGATTAAAGTTATAGTCATGTTTATCTCCCTTTTTGTCCATATGGATCTTGAAAATTGATTATATACTGTCCATCATGTATATAAATCGGTCTATCATCTACATCAACAATAACTAATCTATCTTTAATTTTATCATATGTAAAATCATACCACATTTCTATACTAGTCAAAACAAAATAATCTTTTCCATATGTAACATATTTAGCAAAAGCATATTGTTTTATTTTTTCAACATCATCATTTAGAATGTATGAAATAAATTCATCACTATCTTCAGTAAAATGATAACTTGCTAAATCACAATACAGATCTCCAAATGTATAATTTGCTTTAGCCATTTTATACATTTTATCAGTTCTATGTTTTTTAAGAAACTTACATAGATCATATTTTTGCTTAAGTGTTAATAAAAACCAGAAATGTCTATTAGCAGCACATTGTAAAGCATTATAACAGATTTCTTGCCAATTTTCACCATCGGTTTCAGAATAACGTTTTTCATATTCCTTAGGAAAAATTATCTTTTTAATAATTTTTCCAGATTTATCTTTTTCATCAATGAAACCAAATGGTGAAAGTGTATATTTATTACCACAATTTCCAGAATTTTTTAAATTCTGTAATGCTATTTCAGGATCTCTGTATCTTCCTTTACTAGGATTATTATATTGATCCCATTCTGTAATCATAATCAAATTCCTTTTACATTATTACTAGTTTTTCTAATAACTCCGCCTAATTTATTAGCCCAAGCTTCCCAAGGTTGTTTATAATAAAAATCAGGATCGTAATATTTTTTAAAATATTTATATTTAATTCTATCTACAATATTTCCTATAATTGATGGTAAACCGATAAATATTAAATACAATGGACCAAATATTAAACTTTGAATCTGGTGCCCATGTTCATGTCTAACTGTTATATAATCATAATTTCCATCAATATCTAAGAAAATATAATTTCCCAAAGAAACTCCACAATCAAATAAATGATCTACTAAATAATAAAGAATACCATCTTTACTAACCATTGGCTTAATCGATTTACGATTTACAAGCATTATTACATATGCGATGATATGTTGTGGAAGTTGCCAAATTTCTGTTAAAATTCTAAGAAATACTTTCATAATTATTTATTCTCCTCTAAGTATTTAGTTATAAACTCATTATTTATATTATTTAATCTATCACCAAGTAACAATTGATCTATTTTTTCTTGAGTGATAAGATTTTTATTATTTGCAATAATAGTAGTAGGCTTATATTTAAAATTCTCAGGATATTCGAGTTCATGTCCTTTAGGATAATTCTCGAGATATTCTTTAAATTTAATTTTCGTAGTTTCAGGAATAAATTTTTCATATTCTTTATAAAAACGATCATAATCTCCAATAATTAATTCTGGAGGTATATCCAAAACATGATCGTGAACTTGAGCATGAGCTGTTGGGTTTAAAGGTACTAATCCAACCATAAGTTTATAATGAATCAATGTTGTTTCTTTTTCAACTTCATTTTCTAAAACCCAGTTATCCTGATGATCATCCATTTGTTTATTGACAACAGCTTCAACATAATCATAAAGTGTAAACGGATGATGGTGAAATTCTAATTTCATTCCATTTTCAAGACTATAGCCTTTAAAAAATACACAAGATTTAACATCGAGTACACGTTTAAACATATCTATAAGCCATTTATATTCAAATGAATCACGTATTTCTTTTTCAAAATACTTAATCATTTCAGACTTATTAGAATCTGTTATATGGAATTTAGGATCAAACGGATCTTTATTAATAACATCATCATCTACTTGAACTTGTAAATTATTTGTAGTTTCAATAATCGTAGTTAATGACTTTTCTTCAGTTTTCATTTTTTAAACCTTAAATATTTATTATATACTGAGCCAATATAAATTAGCTCAGTACAAATATGTAAATTATTTTATAGATGTTTTTTCGAAAATTGGTGTAAGATATACACTATTTTCGGTTTTAAATTTTATAGTACAAACATCATCAGATTCCACAATAATATTTGAAGGGTCGATAATAGAATCGTTAGATAAAGCTTCAAAATTTTCAATTGTAAGATTGATAAATGCTTTATATAAAATTGTAGCAATATCTATAGCTTTTACATGTTCCGGATTTGTTCCCTGAATTTCGATTTTTACACTATCGAATAAGAATGGAAGATAAACTATTTCAGAAAGTTCTTTACCAGTTTTAGATTGTTCATTGGTAAGCTTAATAAATTCAACAAATTTATCATATGCCTCTAGAGATCTTCCGATAAATTTACCATCCTGTGTTTTTGGAGAGAATTTAAGAGTTGCATAAATACGGAATTCTTTAAAATTAGTAGGATTATTTCTTAGCAAACCAATATAATTAATAATCATTCCGTTAGAATCAAGATCTACACTATCGTTACCAATTGGGTTAAATACGACAGGACCAAGTGTAAATGGTGCAGGTTTAATGAAACCAGCATTAATTCCATTAGTTAAACTCCCTGCAACTTTAAGATCTTCAGATGTACTGAATCCAGTCATTTTTTCAAAATCTATAAATGGATATTTTTTACCTTCCAAAACCATTGTAAGATATCCATCACAATATCCAGATGTATAGACATCAAAATAAATAATCTGAACATCACCAAGTTTTTCAGAATAATCAGATTTTACATGTTTAATTATAGAAATAACAGCAGTTGCAGGTTCGAAATTTTTAGCAAGAATAGCTTTAGATTCTTCTTTAATAGAATTTTTTGCTTCATTATATGCTATAATTACATCATTTGCAAAGTTTTCATATTCATTAATTTTTCGTAAATCAATCATAAACGATGTAATAGTTCGATCGTCTACACTACCAATTTCCTGAGGAATTCCATTACAGTATCCGTTTTTTAAAATATTGATAAAGAAATTTTTAACTGTTTCTCTATCATTTAAAGCCACATGAGCTTCATTATTGAATACATAAAGTGCACCTTTATTATCCTTTGTAGGTATAATTCCAGTTACTTTACAAACCGCAGCTTTTGAATTGTCATTTTTATCATAAAAATGTTTAATTAAAAAAGAATTATAAGCACTCATAATTATCTTTTAACTCCTTATAAATGTAAGTATATTATAATATAAATTAATTTTTAATGATTTATATACTCTTTTAGGAGAATAAAGAGATTTAAAGGTAAAATTATGGAATTAATTAGACTTATAAATAATAACGTTTCTAATACAATTATAGGGAGTAATATAACAGAATACGATCTTAGAAAAGCGCATCCAACAGTTTTAGCATTATTATATCCAAATGATCCAACTTTTACATCATTAAGTTCACTTCCAAAAAGTGAATATACTATAAGAATTGGTAATTTAATAAAAGCAAATCCTTTATTAAGAAAGCAAATAGATACTAAAATTCTTGAGTTATTTAACAAATTCTTAAAAGTAAATAATATTTCACAAACAAACTTTTTAGGAAGCACACCAGATAGTTTATTAATTGCTAATCAAATAGCATCAACTACTGTGTTTGATAATATTGCTACATTTAGATGTAAAGAAGGTATCAGTTATACATCATTATTCTATATATCTAAAACTGAATATATTTTATTCGATAGAGTAACAAAACGTTTACGTATTAAAGGCGTAGGTCAAGAAGAGGAAACAAATAAATACGATTTCGTTAAAATTGTATTGAAAAAGATTTGTTGTATAATCGATGATTCTGTAAATGTTGATAGAATTGAAACTTTACGTAGATTAAAACAAATAAGATTACAATATCTTACAAACACAAATATTGATATATTTAGAGATATTAAAAATAAAAATATGTTAAAATATATTGTTGATGGTAGACCGGTTTATAGTGATGTACCATTAACCGAATCGGAAAATTGTATTTTAGACAAAAGTAGTAATTATATAAATTTTATACTACCATTAATTCAAATATGTGTATAAATAAACTGTAGGTGGAGATATCTCCACCTACAATATTTTATTTTTTCAAAACATAAATATCTTGAACAAATTCTTTTCTGAAATATTGGACTCCATCATCAAACCCATTCAAACTACTAGGAGCAACTTTCTGATAAGTAGTTCCTATTTTTATAAAATAAGTCATCTTAGAATCAAATGCTTCAGAAGCTGTATCAATTTGAATATAATTAGCTTTAAAGTCTTTAACTGCAGAATTATAAGGTATATATTCATCTTTTTCAGAATTATATGTGAAATACCTATAACCATCGATTTGACCATTTATCATCATCTGATAATTAAGCTTCATATAGTTGCTTGATTTTTTATTAAGTCTGACGACCTGTAATTTATACCCATCGGCATTTTCGAATACACCATCAATATTATTCAAATACCAACGACGTACTGGTTTAAATACATCAGCATATACATTTTCGAAAGTATGTACATTTCCATTGATTACCAAGATATCATCTGGAGTCCAATGTTTATTACGCATACAATCTTTAGCAGGTTTATCGAATAATATATCGTTTCTATTTTCAATAACTTCAATATCATAACTTACTGGAGTAGCAGTATCAAATTGGATAATATTGTAAATACGATCTTTAAATTGAGCATTTACAACATTTATAGCTGATGAAACGAAATGATAATTGAATTCTTCTACACCGTAATAATTCTTTATTGCTTCCTGATATTCTTCCATCAATTCGACAAATTCTTCATCAGTATAAGTCTTATCAGGTTTAATAAACTCTGATACTGTAGGTAATGTTTCTACGCGATGACCTATAATGATTTCCAAATATTTTTTCAATTTAGCATATAATTCAGCATACAAAATATCAAATTCGATTGATATATTTTTCAAAATAATAGAATTAGATTTTGATGGGTCTACATCCCAATCAGTTTTAGAAACTATTTGATTGTTACAAATCAAAATAGTTTTATTCTTATCTATAGCATTTGAAAAATTGAGTCTAGTTGTAAGCCAAACCGATTTTGATGGTTCTGCAGGTTCACTCTTAAGAAGATTTCCAACAGATAAAGGAGCAAGATGATGAGAAACAATAACATTTTCCCATTTATAAATTTTAATATCGAAGAAATAAGAATATCCACGAGATTCATAAGGAATATTAAAATTCCAAATACAAATACCAGCATCATTAACTGTTTTAGATAGGTAAGCATTGGGATTTTTTCCTTCTTTCATTGATGTTTGTTGATATGTAGCATATTTAATTACATTTGGAATAAATATTTGATTTTCAGAAAATTCAGAACGTTTGTAATCTACAATAAGTCCATTACAAACAATAAACATATTGTCTAAATCCGAACATGGGGTATTATCACTATTAACAAATGTTAAAACAAGATCATCAAACATATGATGATTATTATCGCTATAGTTTCCAGTAGCAAATACATTTGTTTCATAATTACCTAAACGATATGTGAATTTTCCAAAATCATTATGTACATTATTTCTTACACATCTATTAGATTCTTCAAATATTTTACACGGAACAGATTCAAGATTATATTGACCGTCACCGCGTTTAATATGATGTTCAATATTATCAGAATCGTAATAAACTGTTTCAGGAACATCGAAAATATCTTGTACTTTAAATGTATTCCATACAGGATTATCCTGATTAAATAAAAGACTATCACATACTTTTTCATATGTAGTATTGCCTAAAACATAATCGTCAGGATCGATATTTCCAACTAATGATGTAAAAATTCCATGGTTGGTAACACCCATTTGAGGCCTTATCATTCCCATATTAATCCAGATACCATGCAAATTCTTATAATATTCATGTTTCAATCCGTATTTAAACGATAGATATTTTACCATATCTAAATAAGTTTCCATTGAGCTAATCACTTCTTTGTCGGCTCCAATAAGAATCTGCGATTCTTTTTCATCAGGATCTGCAGAATATTCGAAATTAAAAATATCTACCGTTCTAGTACGTTTCTGTCTTAATAAAAGGGTATCGAGCGACATAGCTATCGGAGCGATACCCTTATCAAATACAAATACAACTGTTTGTGGATCAAAACAAGTTTTTTCAGAAGGTGCACGGTTGATTATTGTTTCACTATAAACAAAATCAGCCATTTAGTTTCCTCCATTAAAGACTAGTCTGTTCATGATTAATTACATAAACATCGATATCTGTTGTTGTTAAAACACCATTTGTATCATTTACCCATTTTGTTAAAATGAAATCATAATCTTGAAGATCGTTTACAAGGATAGAAACTGAACGTTCACTAATAGGTGCCATTCTTCCAGTATCAGTATCACCAGAATTAATTGGGAAATCTGAAATAAGTTTTGTATAAGTCGAATCTTTAACAGAATATACCTGAAGTCTATTAGGCTGCAAATAAGTTCCATCTGCAGAAATCTTACGCTTATATCTATCGACAAATTTAGTCTTTCCGATAAGTCCTTGAGGATTTGTAATCTGGATAGTAAGTGTATTATCTAGTCTATAAATTTTTGCAATATTGCTTAAATTAACAGATGATCTATCATATGTTTCTTTAAGAGTTGTAAGTGCACCACCATCTTCATATCCATATGAACTAACAGATCCATAATTAGTAATAAGTGCACCATTAAATGAACTAGCATCTGCACCGAACTTAACAACGAAACGGAATTCTTTAGAAGAACCATTTGTATAAAGAGTAAATCCAAATGTAGTATCGCTACCAACTGTATAATCTGATTTACAAGTAAATACCATTGACTGGTCATATGTGTCGAAAATATATGGACAATCTGTAAATTCAACAGATGAACCGTCACTATCTATTTTCTTGAATGTATTAAAGAAAGCTCTAGTTTTATTTTCAACTTCACCATCACTGTTAATAGTAAATACTTTAAGTCTGTAAATTCTATTCTTAATAGAAGAATCTACACTAGTTCCTTGTTCTTGCCACATTACTGGAAGGATCTTATAAATAGTTTCTGTAGTATTAGCTACGATCTGGAACTTAATTGTCTTTTCAACATATGTTCCATAAGGTTGGTTAAATTCATCAACGTTGGCGTAATATCTAATTACAACGTCATGAGTTTCACCTTGAGCTTTATTTTCTGTACTCCAGTTATCAAGACCTTCAATATCAAGATTAGGCGAATTAAGAGAAACAAGTTTATTAGTTCCATCATTAAATACAACTCTAACTACGAATGAAAGTGTATTTGAAACATCCTCTCCAGCTTGTACAGGATAAACACCGTTAGCTGAAGATTGAGAAATATTATTACGAAGAACTGTAATATTGATATCAGAAATAGACTGTGAAGGAACTTCTGTATCAGTTACAGTAGAATCTACAGCCTGGAATAATCTTGTACCAAGTAAAGTTCCATTACTGTTAAAGAAATCTACCTGATAGAATTCATTATTTTTAATAACTTCGGTCTGTCTAATAGGATCAACTTCTTCTGTAGCGAAAATCTTAGCAGGAAGCATACGAGTATATGCTGTTCCAACAGCATCATCACGCTGTGTAACCATACCGATATTTTTACCAACAAGATTATTATCTTGAATCATACCTGCTACATAAATAGGTTTATTATCTTCATTAAGCTTTTGAGCTTTTACTGTATAGTAAGCATAATCTTCAGGCCAAGTCAATGATGTATTAGGATACATCATAAGATTTGATCTGTCGATATACAATGTGTAAATACGTCCATTATTATAAGCAGACATTAACTGATTTAATACACCCTGAGATTCATAATAAGCTAAACGTTCATTAACTTCTTTTTCTTTAGATGTATAAACATAGCGTTCTTCACCAGTAATAGCATCTTTAACAAGTTTACAAAGATAAACATATCTATCGTCATCATAAAATTGCTCACCATCATATGGTGTTAATAACGATTTATTTAATTCGAGACGATCTGCTTGATCGAGATCTGCAATATATGGATTATCTTTAAATAAACGAATATCAGCAATATTAGCTGCAAAACGTCCTTTATATCCTTCGCTAGAAAGCTGTGTATAAGCCTGTCTATCAGGACTTGTATCTGAAATTTCTTCAGCCATTTTGTTCTCCTTACGTTATATTTAATTTCATCATTTAGAGTTTAAATGTATTAGGATAAATAATATTTATCAACTCTTTAGCTTTACGTTTAGCTAAAGCTTTATAAATATCGTATTGAACGTTGTCCAAATTATCACCTAATCCATCTTTTGATGAAAGGAATTTTATTAATGCATTTTCAATGGATGCATAGTATCCATCTTCAGCATCGAAATCCATATTGTATACATACTTCAATGGATATATTTTATTAAGTATATATCTAATTCCCAAATATTTGAGAATAGAACAATCTTCAACATATTTTTTAGCTTTTATCATAAGAACTTTTTCACAAGCATCTTCTAATATTTCTGAATTCCATCCATAATCAAAATTAACAATATCTACATCTGTTCCAGTCCATTTAATTCCTTTTTTATCAGGAGCTAATGGAAAATCTATAGGATACAGTATATTAGATAATTTATTTTGACACATGGCTTGAACTAATTTATCTTCTCCTGTTGTAGAATCGATAAATAGATCATCTTCAGAATTATCAAAAGTATCGAGTAAAATAGCATAGAAGAAACTTCTTCTAAGATTTATTGTTGAGCCAGGATAAATATGTTTTACAGTTCCATCAACTACATTTACTTCTCTGATAGGATTTATAACGTCAGGCATCATACCATCATAAAAACGATTAGCATCTATAACGATATCCAATCTATCATTAATGATTACGTTTTCAAATACTGAGAAGTATTTAAGAACTATAGGGTCTATATCAATATCTTTAAAACCTTGAGTTCTTGTTTTTCCAGAATTAGCTAACCAGTTGATATACATTAATTCTAAAGTATCTGAAAAAGCATTTTCAGATTCTCCAGTTTCTTCAGGATTTTCAATCTGTTTAACACTGTCTACATCTGTAACAAATCCGTGATTTCCTTTATAAGCTTCAAAGAAAACTTTAGCTTTTTGCCAAGCTTCGTATTGTTCTTCTTCAGATTTAGAAGGTTTCTGAATTATATCTTCAAAATTATCAGTTGGTAGAATATCATAGCCATGAGCAATTATATAATCGGTATATTCTTTATAATACTGATTAGAATAATTTTCTCCATCATCGCCAACAAAATCAGAATAATATGGATTCATTTTATAAACGAAATCTATATTAGGTCTATTGGCTTCGTTAGGTTTAGAAGGATCACAGTTCCAGAATATTTCTTCCAAAAGTTTTTCGAAAGCTGTAGGTTGATAAAGATCTATATAGTCTTGAATTTCCGATTCCTTATATTGTAAATTAGTAGTAATCAGAATAGTTCTTATAGGTCTTGTAATATTATGTACACGAATAAGTTTATCAGACAAAATATCAATATCGTAAGCCGACATTTTATTTCCATTGATAAAAATATTCATATATTCTGTAGAAACTGGATATTTTAATTCAGATAAATAAACTAAACCATATCTATTATTGATTACAAGATCATCATAACCGACAATAAGAATGTTTGTCTTAGTTGAGTTGAACTGAACTGTGAAAATATCATTTGTAGTAGGCTGAGCTTTCAAAACAATAAATGATGAAGCAATGGCCTTATTTTTTTCAGGATTAATAAATGTATAATCTTTTCCATAAATCAACTCATATCCGTTTTTACTAATAATAGGTTCAGAGTTATTGATATAAGGAATAAAATCAATTACTTCATTAACACCTGTTAATTCATCATATGAATTACCATTACTATCAAGTTTTGTAGTATGATTATAAATAATGTATTTAGAATAAATAGGTATAATCAAATCGTTATCAGACATGTAAGACTGGTCGATATTTGAATAAATTAATTCTTCAATTACATTATATTGCTTAATGAGAATAAAGAAATATCCTTCTGTTTTTTCAGCTTCATACAATTGTACATTAATTGTTAATCCAGTATCATCTCTATCAGTTATATAGAATTTTTTAACCATTCTATAACCAATATTGTCTTTTGTTGGATAAACTAAATAATATTCATCTTGAGTAGAATCATACCATTTTTTACAAACTTGTTCGATAGCACAAACATCATCCGTCAGGAATGTTTCACCAAATGGAAGTTGATCATAGGTAAATCGTTTAGAATAAACTTTATTACCTTCTTCATCATAACCAAGTTCACTAAATTCTGACAGATTAGTTCTATAAATCGATTTTTCACGATAAGTTAAATCAAACTGAAATATTTCTACAGTATTTACACCAGAAATATATTTACCAGTTTCATCTTGTACTAATGGATCAAAACAAGATTTATCAATTGTGATATAATCTATATCTGTTTCACGGTCTGTCGTATATTTTGTAAAATCAATTAATTGATGGTTAACGTAAATTTTATAATAAACATTTTGATTTATATTTTCAATTTTACTTACTGATGTAACTTTTACATCTTCAGCATTTCCGTAAACTAAGAAACGTTTACTAGGATTTTTCCATTGTTCCATGAGACGTCTTAAAAGTGTAGGACGTTCAGTAATCAATTCTTTAGCTCTAGATGTAGCAGTATTTCTTTCTAGTTTAAGTTTATCATATTTATTAATAGCTTTTTGTACATCAAATAAATCACCATTATTAGACAAAACTTCTTTAAAACTAGTTTGATATTTTGTATCATCGAAAATTGAATATGTATAATGACCGCGCATTCTATCAACACATCGTCTTACACCAAGCATATTAAGAAGATAATAATCATCTCCATAAGAAGAATATGCTGCATCATCAACTTTCTTACCAATATCTTCAATAAAGAAATCTACTTTATTTTCGTCAAAATCAGTTTCTGTTATCGAATATTCAAACGAAAATCTGGACGTTTGAATTATTTTCGAATCATCCACCCTCTTACCATCATAGAAAAAAGAAAGGGCAGATTTTGTAATAGGACCGGAAATAATATCAACTTTATAATTGTCGTTGATATAAAAGTGTAATTTATTTGTATCTTCATCAACATGTGTAATTGTAGGAACTTTATATCTGTAAATTACATCATTGAGAATATAAAATTCCAAATCACCTGAAACGAAAGATACTGGGAAATTAAGAGTCAATAAATTACCATCTTTACTAATAGAATCTACAATGAATTCTTCACCATTAACAAAAGCTAATATTTTCTCTTTTATAATTTCTAAATTTCGATGATCATCATATTTATATTGACTTTCGGTTAAATCAATAGTTATAGAACTACCATTAATTTTACCACGATGGTATAAACATTCTGATCCAGACTGTCTATAATCGATCGTAAATACACAATCTATATTAGAATTATCGTCATAAATATTTCCAGGAATGTATTTTTTAGGAATAAATACATCTGTATACATTTTGTTTGAATAAACAAATACTTCATTATCCGGTATTTTTAAACCATTTACATATATAAAAAGAGAAGCAAATTCATTTACAACAAGTTTATCGACTCGTTGTAATGGAAATGAGCTAATATCTTTTTCAAGTATTTCTTTATCGCCAAAATGCTGAATTACCGTATTTGTTTCTGGATCTACTGTAGAATTCAATGAAGTAGCTGAATAAAAATGTTTTTTAGTGATATAAGTATCAGAAATTTCATTTTTATAACAACTTTTATCATTAGTTCTAACTGTTCCACAATTAACATATTTACTATTGATTACAGCATTAGTCTTAAACTTAAAATAAGGAACTGATACAGATTGAATTTCTTTATCAGATACTTTAGAAGTATCCATAAAAAATTGAGTTAAATCTATATAAGTTCCGTCATTAAGAAGACCTTTGTTATTATCAAATAAATTTAATTGGGTTTTAAAATCGTTTCTAACATTACCACGTTTTACATACTCTTGACGTACATCAAATACATTATTAGCATCTGATACACGAGTCATTGCTTGCCAAGAGGGATCGTTGTTTCGGAGTATGGTATAGTTACTTTCTGTAAGAATTACACTCATAAATAACCCCTTTTTATTAATAAAAACTATATATTAATGTCTTCGAATAAGAATATAGACAGGGTATAAAACCCTGTCTATTTATCATTTTTATCAAATAAATTTAAGCTCTTTTATAGAAATTATATGTGTAGAAATCAAAATCTTCTTTACTTGCAATTATACGAGAATTATAATGATCAAATTCATTTGCAGGGTCGAAGAATTGATAATATCTAACATTATTTTCCATAGTAGCTGACCAATGTTGAATATCCTGTAAAATATTTTCGAGATACAACGAACTAATATTTTTGATATCTGAAGATAACTTTTCTATAATAGAAAATACATGTTCGATAGTTTTATCATATTTTGAAGAGTCGAAACCAGTTTCCTTATCATAAATTATTGTATCACAAAATTGTTGTTTATTAAAATAAAGACATTTAAATTCTTCAACCAAATGATGTATAATATTTTCTTTAAACGCAGTATCAACTTTTCCATACGTTGAGGTTAAATTTACACAATGGTAGAAAAAGTTTTTAGTCATTTTATATGATTCAAATTGTTTATTATCAGGATACCATTTATTTAAGAAAATATCAGGATTCATATAAATCAAATTAAAGAATTCATTACGGAGTTCTACAATATCTTTCATATTCTTAGATATCATTTCGAAAACACTATGTAAAGCATTAGCATCTACAATAAAACTATTAGATCTTGTATAATCTCTATTCATAGATTCTATAGTAGAAATCATTGAATAAAGTTTGGTTGTAGCAGTTATACTTGTAGATACTGGATCTTTGATTAAATATTTTTTAATCGGATTACCATCATTATATAAATGTTTTTCACCAGATTCGATATCAGTAAGCATATCTGTAATCAATTTATAAGATGATTGTTCAGTTTGTAAAGAAAAGAAATAACCATAATTTGATTTGAACTTAATCAAATAATCTTTAATAACTTTAGCGGTTCTAGAATTATAAATGAAAAGTTCATTTCTAATGTTTTCAATTACATCATCTGTAACACTTGCAGATACATCTAACTTAGAATACTTTCTAATTATTTCGATGTAACACATTCTTGAAATGTAATCTAAAATATGTGGTAGTGTAAAATTTGTTATTTCGAGATTAATATAGTATTCTTTTGTAGGATCAGCTGCTCTAGTATTAGACACATCAACCAAAATCTGATCATTACGATTTATTTTGTTATATTCGCCTAAAGAAGTGTTATATATACTAAAATAATCTAGCAATTTTAAAGAATCGCCGATTAAATTTGCTCCAGTATTCGATGTTGTAACTGGAACAAATTTAAAGTTCTTAAGAGATTTCTTCAGTTTAGTTAAAACTTTATCAGAAATAGATTTTACATATTCTTCATCAGAAAGGAAATTAGAAATTGCAGATTCGATACAAATAATAAACGGTTTTTCATTATTATAATCCAAATCTTCTTTAGTCATTCTAGAATATTCTGCTTCAAGAATAGGAATGAAATATTTACATTTAAATGCATTGTATAAATTGATGCTGAAATAATCATCAAATACGATACTCATTAATTTTGAAACAATTGGTACTAAGAATTTATCAATTATCCAATCTTTAGAGTTATTGAATTCATCAATATCCTGATCATAATGCACAGGTAGTACAGCAATATTATTTTTCTTATATTTTTTACTGAGTTTAAAATATTCACAATTATTTAATGTACCAGCGAAATATTCTTCATCAGATGTTTTATTCGAAAAATGTTTGTTTGCTCGTTCATATAATGATTTAGCATATAGTTTATCATTAATGATACTTACAAAATTATAAATTATTTGTCTAGTTTCTTTTACCATTTTAAAACTCCTTAATTATTCTAAATTCAACATAATTGATAGGGTCGATTATTATATCTTCTTCTACAGTTATATACCATTTATCACTAAAATTATACCTTTGCATTTTAGTTAATTTTGTTTCATTTCTAATACAAAAATATTCACTTATTGTTTTAAGTGTCTTATACATTTCAGTATTATATACAACTGACTGCGATTGATTTTTATCAAAACACATCATGTATAAATTTTTAAGATCTCCCATAATATTCATAGCTACATTATTGTATGAACGCATATGTTCAACAATAGATTTAACATATTGTGCAAAATCTTTAACATTATCAGTTTTATTCATAATAGCTTTTCTTTTACGTTTAATACTCAATATAGAATCGCAGAATGTGATAACGTTTTTAAGATACTTAATGTTTTGTTTAACATTGATAAGATCTTGTGTATGATAAAGATTTGTATCAGAAATAATTGATTTGATTTCTGGATATTTTTCTTTATTATTAACCAAATACAACCCGAATAATCGTTTCATTTGTATAACAAATGCATATCTAATCGAACGTTTGATAACAGTATATACTAAAGATGATGCTTTAATATTACAATCTTTCAAATTAATTTCATCAAAAGCATCATGTTTAATATAATATTTTAAAGCATTGTAGTTAATATCATCAACTATAATAGATGATGGTACTTTATCAAATTTAAATTTATTATTAATGGAGATTGCTTTACAAAGTTTTTTAGAAGCATAATTTGGTCTAAAAAATAAATCATAAAACGAAATATTACATCTTTTATGTTTATTTACATTATAACAATAATGATGAAAACGTATAAATTTTTTTGTACAAATATATAAAACATTTGTTGTTATATCATTTATAGCATCATCGAACTCGCTATACTGATTTATAAAATCTGTAAAAGCAGCTTCGAATGGAAAAATTGCAGATTTTAATGAAATAGCTTCTACAGTATAATTCCGAACTGTAGAGGCCATTTTTGAATAATAGATCTTAGCATACGTTTTATAAAATTTTTCTAAAAAGTTACTATTAAATAAAAATTTAGATACTTCACGACGTACTATAAACTGTTCAAATCTTGCAAAAAGTCCATCAGGATCGGTTGGTTCGGGAAATTCAAATTCATTCACGTTATCATTATAATGAATAATACCGAGACATATTTTTTTAAAAAATTCTATATCCTTATTCTTAAAACATTTTTTATCCTGTTCCCATTTAAAATAACCTTCTTTATCTGTTTTAGGTAAAATTGTTTCATTTAACAAAGTTTCATCTTTAATTCTTGAATAATTTACAAAACCATCTAGTAATGGATTAATATAAGCCATATTTTATAATCCTCCTAAAAAAGAATGGTATCATTTCGATACCATTCTTTATATTTCAGAATTTAATTCTAGCGAAGCATATCGCTAAGATTAAATTCAGCAAATACTGAGTTTTTACCAAAGTATTTGTTAAATGCTGAAATAATATCAGCTTTGAATGAATTTAATCGCTTAATAATAAGTTTTCCATATTCTGGAGAATAAGGATCAACCTTTTTAGTATTGAGTTCAGCTTCAATTCTTTCAATTTCCGACCAACTTGAATCGTAAGAAGAAACTGTATCTTCTTTAAGAATTGATTTAACAGTTGCTTTATTGAAACGTTCATCGTTTGAATCTGCAACCTTATAGCTTGCACGAATAAATTCAATCTGATTGTTGATTGTTCTAAGTGCACTGTTTACACTAGAAATTGCTTTTGAGAATGGATCAGGAACATTACGTGAATATTCAGGATTCATTGTTTTAAGATGTTCCTTAGCGATTTCTTCAGCAATTTCTTTAATTGAAGCATTTGGCTTGAATTTGTTCTTATAAGCATTGAAAAGCTTATAAATGTCAGATGATGAATTCATCAAACTAGATCTTGTTATTACAGACAATTCTTTGAGTTCATCGCCTTTCATAGCAGCACCAGGAATACGTCTGATAACTGTAAAAGGAATAATGCTGTTGTACGTATGATAATTATATTCATCCAAACACTGTTTAACGAAGATTTTATCTTCCATTGTCATTTCACTCATTTTCGAGTTCCTCCATTTTTACGCTTCTTTTTTAAGTTCAGGATTTCTAAAGTTGTGACTTTCCTGTGGAACGAATCCAAACAAGAACATACAAAGATCTTTAGGTAAACCGAAAGCATCATTGTAAACTTTATATCCAGAAACTTTATCTACTATAAGATGTCTAGGTGAGAATGCATTTCTAAATGCTTCACACACACCAAGTTCTTTAATACTGTAAAGTGATAATGTATCACCATCGAAGTCACCATTCCATGCAATAAGCGATGTTAATGGAACTTTCATATGATTTTCCCTTGCATTAGGAATAACATCAACAACTCTAAGCATCTGTAAAGAACCAAGATCCATTGTAGGCGGTCTATTTACAAGACACCATAATCCATCTTTATTATTGGCTATCAACCATTTCATGGTTTCATACAGAACCGGATTTAATTCATGAGAATATCTCTCAATATCCATCCATTCTGTAATTTCATAAATAGTTCTATCTACAAATGCATTGGTTGTAACTCCACGTTTCAAACAGTTGATGATTTCATATTTATACAATTCCAAGAATGCTTTATATGAAATAACAATCTGATCAATACCATAAGTTTCACCAGTATTTGCAGCGATAACCAAACGTGATGACCACGACATCTTAGTACCTTGAATATTGCGTCTAAGTAACTTTTTCTTTCCATCAAGTTTCTGAATAATCATATCATAAAGACTATAAAGAGACTGCTGAATAGTATAAAGATACTTATTAATATTCATATACTGATTTGTAATCTCAGATTTAGCAATTAATGAGGCATTGTTAATAATAACCGAATAAGTCGAATTTATTTTATCATACCTCATTGTTTTTTCAGCAGAGTTGATAAATGCCGGTCTCAATTCCTGAGACAATACATTTATCTTAGATGTCCAGATTCTGTTTTTGAAATGAATTAAAAACTCAGCTTCTCTAGGTTTTCTTTTAATTTTACCATAATAAGCGATGATTTCTTCATATCTTTTATAGAATTCTGTCATTCCAATTTTTGAGAAAGGATGTTTTTTATCGAATTCAGATGTACCAATCAACAGATTTCCCTGAAGGTCAATGTTATCGTTAAATGAAATTATATCATCTAATGTTGAAGGACCTATGAGATCTTTAATCTTGGCATAAGCTGATGGCTGAATTACTTTATGTGTTCCGATATTAATCCATCCGTTTTTATCAAACAGAACATCATAGTTATTTTTTACTATCTGATGACAGATCGGACATTCTTTTCCTTCCCAAATTCTTCCAACATAATGGCCGCAGTTAGGTGCACAAGAATATTCACTAAGGTCAACATTATCATCGACAAGTTTTCCCATTTTATTTGAATAAAGTCCACCTTCCTGAGGAACAATCTTTTTCTTTACAAATTTAATACCATCTTTATTGGATAGAGTCACAGCTTCCCCTTTCAATACCTGGTCAAAATGAATAGCTTCTTGGTTTTGATATCTTAGATATTTTGTTCCCATTTCATTTCTCCTATTAATAAAAATAAAAGGACTAGATATATTTCAATCTAGTCCTCAAATTTAATCTGGTATTGAATTAGAAGCTCATGTTCTGCCAACCATTGTTATAATTGTAGTTACCACCATTATACATTCCACCGCCAATATTACCGCGTGGAGAACCAAGCAACTGAGATGCAAGGCTAAGAGCAGTATCAAGTTCAGAAGACATCTTGTTAGCAGTGTTACCATAAGATGTAGCACGAACTGCTGGAGTAAGTGTTCTATTTGCATTATTTGCTACATTAATTGCAGCGTTTGCAATCTGATATACTCCCTGAACCTTTGTATTATTCGATTTAGATACAACTGATCTAACAATAGAACCGATAAATGGAATAGGAAGAATACTTCCGATTCTAGCAGCGATTGATTTAGAATCGTCTGACAATTTATCAGCAACAAATGGTGCAACAAGTGTTGTAAGACCGATAGCTGCACGTGTCTTTGTAAAACTATCAATAGGCATAACCTGCATTCCATTAGCTTTGGCTGTAGCCTGATCCATAGTTTTCTTAATAAGAGCATGTGCTGGTGTATAAAGATTTACCAAATTGACAATGTTTCTAATATCATTAAATGTCACAACACCGTTCAATTTTTCATCAATTTTAGCCTGGCATTTTCCACCAAAAGCAATAGTATCAACTGCCTGGAAAACTGGTAATGCGGAAGCAATACCCAAACAAAGTAAATCATTTTTGTTAACATGATATGGTGTAGGATCTTTTCGATGCTTAAATACATCAGCAATTACTGGAATAGCATTTACACCTGTTGTTACAATTGCAGATGTTAATGCTGCTTTCTTTTTACGATTCATGATAATTTTAGCATCAGAATCTCCAGTATTTACAGATTCCTGCTGTGCTTCAGCACCTTCATATACTGTTTCAGCATTGAAGTCACCATATTTAATTTCTTCCGAATCACCTTTGTTGTCGAATGCGTTGATTGTTTCCATCTTCTAATTCCTCCCTTCTGTTAGGCTGTAGCCTTTTCATTTTTAATAGTTTCTTTTTTTGTTGGAAGCTCTTTTACTTCGAGCTTTGGTAAAGCTGCTGGTTTTACAACCTCAGTATTTCCAGCAACTTTCTTACTTTTAATCATGTTTGAAATTGAAGTTACTGCTACGCCACCGATATTTCCATAAACAGAAGCATCGAGCTGTCCATTAATAGATTTTCTTGTAGCATACTTAGCAATAATTTCATAAGCTTCACAAGGCTGACCTTCAGTGATAGAATATGAACATCCATCAATAGACTTAAGATCTTTAATATCCTTAAAGTTTCTTACACTCTGAAGAACAGTTTTACTTACAGCAGACAATGTACCAAATGATGTTAATGCTTTTACAACATCATTATTCTTAGCTTTTTCTGGAAGGAATTTATTAAGAGCATTAGATGCTACAAATGGAGTAACAAATCCAAAACCAACATGTTCAGTAGCATACTTAAACTTTTCTTTATTAATTGCTTTATTAATAAGATCAGCTTCTGCTGATGAAATATTGTTTGGATCAAACAAACCTTCTACAGTATCTTTGTTTCCTGAGAACCAATAAGCTGATGCGAAATCAACCATTGATCCAACAACGCCAACACCAAGAATATTCTTAGTATTGAAATTTTTCGATTTATGAAGATAAGAATCAGAAAGATACTGGAGTGCGGCACCTGTTGAGATGTTAGCAAGTGCACATCCTGCATTTGTAATATTTTCAGCACGAGATTTTGCTTTATCAAAACCTGTAAGTTTCATAACAACCTTTGCTACTTTTGATCTGTCTTCCATCATAATGGTTGACTTAAACTGTGCGAATGTTTTATTAAGTGCTTCATTACGAGATGCATTTGTAACTGGATGTGGTTTAACACCATTAACCCCAACTTTTGTAGAATTAGAATGTACAATTCTATTCATATATTCTGAAGCGTCAAAATTGTCATTTCTAACTGGACCTGTAGGGTTGTTAGATTTAACACTTCCTTCAACATTTGCCTGGCTGACGATTCTATTCAAAGCGTCAGCCTCGACATTAGCTGTAAATTCTTCACCAAGTACAGCACGAATTCTTCTACTTGGGTCTATCGAATTACCATCGTTAATAGCCATTTTCGAGGCCTCCTTACAATTAAATTATATAAACGTTAATTATTTTGTCCTAAGAAATCCAACATGATGTTAGTCGCATTAATAAGGAATTTCTGGAATGTACCAAGTTCTGACTGATCAAGAGACTTATAGTATTCCATTTCTTTCTGCTTATTAAGGAGATTAATTGTATCATCAGAGTTTCTGTCAGAAAGAGCAGTAATAGAAATTTTCTGAATATTTCTAATAACGTTTCCATTTTCGATATTCATCAAACAATCAGGCATGATATCAAATGTCATATACTTAGGAGAAATGAATACTTCAAATCCACGAGACTTAATAAATTCATTTCTTCCCTGCTGAGTTGTCAAATCGTATCTAGACCAGAGATCTCTCTGTTCACGATAACGACTCTGAATTCCCTGAGGTGAGAAATATCTTACATCAAGACGACCTTTTTCTGATGGAAGAACTCCATCCAATTTTCTTCTTGATGGTGGAAGTATGAATGTCTGCATACATTCAAGTGGCTGACATTTCTTAATCATAGAAAGTTCGAAACCATCATGATTATCAAGCATTCTTACTACTGCTGGTGTCAACAGATTATCTCTATCAAATTCGAATGAGATAGAGTATGGTGTTCCTGGACCATAATTCAATCTATGCTCTTTAATAATACAAGCACAGATAACCTGAATACCATCATTAACAATTACAGAATTACATTCTGTATACTGTGTGATAATATATTCAACGAATCTCTGATTTGCAGGAATTGTTGGATTGCGTAATCTTAAATCATTTCTGATATATCTTGCAGACAAGATGAACTGTGGATCATAATTATCTACTGAAATATCAGGCATTCTGTTAAGATCTTTATAAATCTGATTTCTGTGAACAGATTTAATATCCTTTTCAGTTTTCTTATCAAGAACTACAACACCAACAAAGTTTGTTGCTGGTTTTGGAGAATAATAAGTAGAACTTCCAGGACGTTTAGAATCAGGATCACCTTTTTCAAACATATCAAGATACATCTGTTCAGTTGTGTAACTGATAACATAGTTATTAGCAATGTTAATCTTATATCTTGGTTTAATGTAATCAAATGCAATCAATTTCTTCAAAGCGAAAACTGTAGCAATAGCACATTCACGACAAATATCACTATAAATGATACGTGTCTTAATACCATGCTTAGGAACTTTGAACTGGAATGGAAGTTTTCTATTGAACAACAATGGATGATTGTTGTACTGAGAAGAATCTTCTGTATCAATACAAATTACACGAACGCCTGTGCTAAAGTCGATGATCGGATAATATCCGCAAGATTCCTTAATAGAAACTTTACATCTTACCTGTGACATATCAGCAATTCTTGTAGATTCCATTACCTGTGTAAGAATTCCATAAAATTCAGTTTTCTTGAATTCTGAGAACAAATCTTTCTGTTCATCAAAGATAGAAGTATTTTCTTCAGCGATATTATCATCTATGTCCCAAACACATCTATCAATTCCATACTTAGACTGTTCTGCAGCTTCTTTACGACGCTTTTCTTTAATAGCTGTAATGTTTTCATCTTCGATATTGTTAGGATCATCCCCAACATTTGAAGTTTCAACAACTGGCTGGATTTCACCATTGAACTTTTTCTGTTCAATGAGTTCAGCAAATTCACCAGCTACAAGAATCCAAAGTGCAGCTTTAGCAGCAGGATTTTTAAAATCTACATACTTGTAGTATTTACCATATTCGAAACAATACTGTTCCTGAATAAGCTTTCTGTCTTCTTTAGATGAATAACCTTCAAGATAATTGATAAGGGCATTTTCTGTAAACGCACTCTGAATTTCAGCAACGCGTTTCTTAAATGCTTTCTTCATGAAATCTGCAAGACTACCATCTGATTCAGTTTCAAAATATTCTTTTTCTTCAGGTGACAGATTAGGTTTTTCCTGTTCAGTTTCCTGTTTATCAATCGATTCAACAGCTTTTTCAAGTTTTTCAGTTTCAAATTTTTCTTCTTTTGATTCTTCTTTAACTTTTTCTATTGATTCTTCATGAATTTCTTCATTGGTAGGAGTCATATTAATTGATTCCTCTTCAATCTTAACAGGTTCTGTATTAGGAGCATCGATTTCAGTTTCAGTATCTTCTTCAAATCCGACATCTTTAATTTCAACTTCTTCAGTTTTTTCTTCAACTGGTTCAGAAATCTCCTTAGGAATAGATGCACTTTCAACAGCTTTCATTCCATCATCAACTAAATCTTCCAAAATTTTTTCTTCAGATTCATCAGATGTTACAGTCTCATCTTTTACAGTTTCATCTAAAGCATTAGATTCAGTTTCTTCTTTAACAACTTCTTCATCATCAACAAGTTGTTCGGTTATAACAGTATCACCTTCATAAGATTCTTTTTCTTCAGATTCAGAAGGTTTATCTTCTATCTTTTCGTCTGTAAGTTCAGAACTATCATTGATTTCAGGTTTTTCAAATGAATCTATTTGTTCTTCTTCATCAACTATTGGTGTTTCATCAGATTCACTGAAGTCAAATAGTTCATCAGAATTATCTTCCTCGTTTTCAACCTTTACAGGTTTATCATCAGAATCAAATGTATAATCTGAATAATCTTCAGTAGATTCAGCATCATTTACTGTACCAACTTCTACTTCATTTTCTTCAAATGGTTCATCTGAAGACCCGAACAAATCATCAACATCGATTGTTCCAGGTTTAATTTTGTCGAAATCATCATCGTCATCAAACGATTTTGCCATTTCTTCTACCTCCTCATCTGGCGTTTTTACAATTTCCTCTTCTATTTGTTGATCATTCACAATCATTTCATGTGAGAGTCAGAAGAATCTGACTCATTATTAACCACCTCCGATTTACCAAACATTTTTTCAAATTCTGGATCATTTGTAATATCATTAGAACCCATATCAACAGGTTCTGTAGTAGGTTGTGTATTCTGCTGAGTTGGTTGTAATTTAACAGGTTTAGGTGAACCAGAAAACCAATTGTCTTCATCTCCACCTTGTTTCCAAGGATCCTTTTGTTCTTGACCAGCGTGTCCAAACATTTCCATAAATGCTGGATCATTTGTAATATCATCTGGTGCGGTCTTTTTATTCTCTTTTTGCTTTGCAATAATATCTAATGGAACCCCATTAGAATCCACTCTGACACCTGTAGTTTTAGGTCTTCTTGCTCCTTTCATAGGATCGGATGCAATAAATTGTACATTGTTGTCCATAATAGGATTCCTCCACTTAAATTTTTATAAAAGTATATAAATTAAAATTACTTTAATATCCTTATACTGCAAATTTAATATATTTTAATATATTACACAATTTAACAAATTAAAGCAAAAAACATCATTATATATACTAAAACAGGAGAAATTTTATGGATTTTTTTAATTTTTTCCCTAGTTTGGAAAAATCAAATGAAGCATATTTTGGTTTAGATTCTCCATTATCTCAAGATCTCATTAATTATGCTAATAAGTTAAAGGAACTAATACAAAATGTAGACGATACTAAATTCAAAAATAGAGAATTTATGAAAAAGATAAATTCAATACTTATTGATTTTGGTGAAGCTGTTAAATTAGATATTAACGCAGAAAGTGTAAAATTTTTATTAATTCCAGATGACACATTAAACGCTGCAGCTTATCCTATATTTATAAGAGCAAACACAACTGTAAAAGATAAGTATGGTAATGTAAACATTGACTTGGATAAAATTGCTGATATTGAAGATATCATTGTTACATCTGAAGGTTATAAATACCGTAATAGTAAAAATAAACTTTTATGTGTAAAACTTAATAAAGGTTTAATTCAAAAATGTGAACCTGAAATTATTGCTGGTGTAATAGCACATGAATTAGGTCATTGTTTCCAAGATGGTATTTTTGGAGTTTATAAAGATGTAGCCGATATAACATTTTCACAAATGATGACAGCTAGTGCTCATGCTGTAGAAATGTTTAGAAACAGTATGCCTAAATTTATTCAAGGATTAACTAAGATTGTAGGTTTCAGATTTTTATTTATAATTTTCACTTATTTATGTTTCCCACAATATTTATTCACATCCGGTTTACTTTCTGGTTTGGGTGCAAAATTAGCAAAGTTATCTAATAACTTAGCACATAAAAATACAGCACTACGAATGAAAGATCAGCTTGAGAAAATTGATGATGGTGATGATAAAACTAGATCTAGTTTACAAAATAGTCAAGCAACACAAATATTAACATACATCAATAAAGATAATGATCGTAATAAATTTATTAAAGATCTAGAAAAAAATAATAAAGATGAGTGGAAAATATATTTGGAGAATTGTAAAAACTTAGAACCAGTAGGTGGTAAATTTAAAGAATTCTGGGAAAGAATGGTTCGTAAATTTGATAATATGGATACTAGATTAGTTAGATTATTAACATTATCTAGATTCACAAATAAAACTTATGCCAAAGTAACATTCTTCAAACGATGGGAATTTTTCGCAGATATCTTCGCTACATCATACGGATTTGGACCGGAAACATACAGTTTCTTATCATCGATAGTCGATGATTATTTGGAAAAAAATAATGGTATGAGTATGTACGATAAATATCATATTTATAAGACATATTTGGAAACTTGTGAATATGATGTACACGGTACAAATAAACAAAGATTACAAAATATGTATACTGATCTTGTACACGAAATTCAAACTAATACACATTTAACTACTGATCAGAAAAAACAAATTCAATTACAAATTGATCAATTAACTGCTATAAGTGAACAGGTTTATCAAAATCGTAAATCTAATAGTAAGTCTCTATTTACAAAAGCTTATAACAAATTGATTGATGATCGTATCAATGGTGTTAGTCATGATACTGAAGAAAAAATATTAAAACCTATTGACGATTTGTGTAAAGAAGTTTTTGTTGGAAAGTACAAAAAAGAAATCCAAAACAGTATTGAACATTTGATCATATAAAAAAAAATCAAATCAGAATTATAAGAAACGCATTCGGATTTTATGCATTTACCTAGTAATCGAGCACTCACGTGACCGGTTTACATGTCCTGTTGCCCCTTTCGGGGACTTGCGTCAAGACTCTCTCATACTAGGTTGTAAACCTATGATTCTTCTTAGACATAAATAAAATATATAAATGAAAAAATAATATAAATACACTGGAGGATTCATTCCTCCAGTGTATATTATTTAAGAATTAGACTCAAATGTAGTATCTGATCTGTTTTCAAGTGTATAATCACAAAATGGACTTTTTATTAATTTCATTATGTATTTGTTATATTTAAACAGTCCCATTTTATGTGGAATATCCGGAATGTATCTCACATAACTCTCATGAGTATTTACTTTATACACATGATCATCGACTGTAGTGATTTCAATGTGGGAATGGAAATAATATTTTCCATTTTCTAAGACATCAACTGTATTAATAGAAACATCTTTTATAAGAGCTTTACTAATTACAGTTCCAACCTTTTCTCCCGAACCCAAACAATAAATGCCTAACGTTCTTTTAAATATTTTATGACACAATTTAATTATTTTATTCATGATATACACACCTTTTTTATTTCTTAATAAGAACAGGATCAATTTCAAATGTCATCTTATCCATATCAAATGTTTGATTACATGGACAGATAAAATGACTCAAACCAGGAGCACCAGCAGACTGACCTTCAATAAAGTTAATTGCGCCAATGTAGTCAATTGGGAATTGACGAAGTGCTGTAGAAACTCGTTTTGATTTAGCTGAAGGAGATCCAGGACCAGTTTTAGTTACCATCAACAATGTATTTGTTAAAGCATCATCATTACATTCGCTACTGAATTTAGCAATAGTCAAACCAGTTACCTGATGTGAAATCTTACCAATAATAGCATTAAGAATCAATGAAGATTTAATTTTAAATACATCCAACAATCCATCCATAGTTTTAAGTTTGTCAGGAGTGTTCATAAAACGATAAATCTTTTCTGTAAACATTACTGTAAATGGAGAAATCAAATATTCACCAAGACGTAAACGTTTATTCTGAAGACCATCGTCTTTAGATGTAAGAGATGCATAATTACAGAAGATCCATCTTGCCACAGCATAGATATTTGATCTATCTGTACCTGGAACTAACTGACTTATAATCTCACGAGTATGATAATCGAGAGAATTGTTAAATGTTTTAAGAAGAGCAATTCCTTTTTCCATTGACTTCTGAATAGAAATACTTTCTCCTAAAAGCATTGTCCAACGTGTAACATTTCGGATATAATCCATATCCATTGAACGTTTTTGAGAAGCAAGGATTGTAGCTACAAATGTACGGAATACATTGTTTTCATCAAATGCTTGCTTGTCAACACCCATATAAAC